CTAGTTTCCAGTAACCCGCTTCCAGTCGTTCATGGCGTCCTGTTTTTTCTTGTCAATGTGATCAGCCAACACCTTGGCATCCACAAACCATTTGCTTTTCTGGCTGCCGAGTCGGTAAACAGGCACTGGCAGCTCGTTTGAGCGGGCATAGTCCAGTGCCTTCTTTAATGCGATTCCGAAATAATCCTCGCAGCACTTTTCCAATGGGATATTTGTGTCGCCATATTTGGCGAGTAGGGCAAAGTGTGTGTTGCTCATTGTTCTATTTGGTGAGCCCGAAGCGGGTGATAGCCGCTTCAGGCGATTGGTGGTCGGTGTCGGTCAGAGTCCGGCACGGTTGAGCGCCTGCAGAGTGCTGCAGGTCGTGGCTGGATCAGTCTGGGTGCGTGGCTGGCGCTGGTAGCAGGGAGCGAACCCAGTCCGCGCCGGCGGCCACGCCATCGGACGCGGAGCGTTGGCCGTATTCAATGGCTACGGACTGAGGTGCCTTGTGCCGGCAGCAAGGCGGACAGCGTGGATCTCCGGCCCCTTGCGGATTGCCGGGGCCATGCCAATCCAGGCTGGTGCGGCAGTAGCCGTACTTGATTGACCAGTCATTGCCGGGCGGCGCTGGCCGGGTGCTGCACAGGTACGGTGAAACTCCATCACCATGCGCGGCCGTAGGGTCTTGGGATAGGGAGTCATCAGCTGGCATGCTCTTCGTCCTCATCGTTCCATGAGCCGTGAGCTATGTGAACTGTGCGTGAAACTATCCCGGGCGATGAGGTTGGGACGCGGTAGACATCGCCTGTTGGCCCCTTGCGAATGGTCATGCCTTCGGGGATGTACTGCAGATCATCGAGCGCCTCTGGGAGCCCGCGGGATTCAGGATTCAACCCAAGCCCACGGATCTTCTTGCGAACTGCTTCCGGGCCTTTGCCAAGGGCCGTGGCAATGTTAGAGACGGCGATTCGGCCGGCGTTGCGCAGCAGGTACTCAATGTCTTCCTCGCACCAGCTACCTCTGAGCAGCCTTGGGTTGTATTCGATCGCATCGGTGGTCATCCCAGCATCTCCTTGCTGATGGGCTTTACGTGTTCCCAGCTAGAGCCCGGCTGGCCAACGGCATTGCTGCCGGTGCAGGCCAACTCGTGGTTATGGGCGCGAGGGCAGCGCTTGTTTCCGCACTCGGGGCAGACCACGAATCGCATGTCCTGCAAGGTGATGGGCCGGCAGGTGGAGCACCAGCACTCCGGCGCCTGCTGCTGGAGGTGGTTAAGAATCAAAAGCACATCCTCTGGGGATGGGTCGAAGTGAAATCCTTCCGCCCCGAACTTCTTGCACAGGGACAAATGTCGCTCAGTGGCATCCCTCACACGCCATAGCGCCTGCAATATGCCAGCGTCGAGTAAGCTGGCTTTCGCCAGGGCGGCGAGACGCTCTGCCAGCACCCGTTCCCCTGGTATGGGCGGTGATGCAATGAACCCGCGAGCGCCAATCTCCAAGTCCTTTTCCCCTCGAAGAAGGGCTTTCAGGTAGCCGAGCGCTTGCATGCGGTGGCCGTCGAACTGCAGCGCCAGCCGGCGCCAGCTGTCGGTGGCTTCGGTTTCTTCGACGAGTTCCTTGCGAGCCTCGGCGTTCATGGCGGCCTGCATGCGGTGTTGCTCAGTCATCTGATCCGCGCGCAGCTTTTGCTGAGCTGTGCGGCCAGCTTCTGCTACCAGCTCTGCCTCGAGTTTGGAATTTCGTGCACGCAGACTGTTAATCAAGTCGAAGTTCGGAGCTTGGCCAATAGGCGGTTTCCAAAGTTCGCCCCCGCAGTATGTGTATCCCAGTGCCTGCAGCGTCTTGATCGCCGCGGTGGCCTCTGAATGTGTGGTCATGGTTTGTTCAGTCAAAGTTCAGGATACGGCTCGGTTCAATAACGCCTGGCATGTCGTCAATCCAGATGTTTACGTGGTAGCCGGCTCTCTGCGCGGCGTCGCGCTTGTAGTCAGGGCCAGAGCAGATCACTCTCACGCTGTTGGGCAAGACCGGCTCGCGTGAGAAGTCCGGGATCTCACGGCGCGCCGTAACGCAGACAACGGTGTGACCACGGCGCTCGGCATCGCTGATGAACTGGCGCCAGAGGGTGGGGTCAGCTGTAAAGGTGTTGTCGTAGTCCAGGCCAAAGATCAAGCTCATGTTGTCGGCTTTCCGGCCAGCGCGGCCACAAGGTCGTTCAAAGGGTTGGACTCGTTGCTGTTGAGGTTGGGGGAGTCCACTTTTTTTTCGCCGCAATCGCAGCGGTAGATCCCTCGCAACGAGAAGCTGCTGCCTCGGCCGCCAACTTGCGAGTTGGTTGCGTTTTTCAGCCACTTCCATTGGTGGCGTGGCCCAAGGGTGCATTTCTTCATGCTTCAGGTGCTCCCACATAAATAGCAAACACCCTCACTGGTTCGGGGCCAAAGTGAGGGTGTTGAATGGTTTTCATGGTGTAGCCGCGCCACGGGAGCCGCATGCGACGGGCGGCGTCGGCTGCTTTTGGGTAGCCCAGCCTCAGCTCGATGCTGTCGAAGTGCCGCCCTTCCAGGCGTTTGCGCCAGTAGGGGTTGTCGAGGCGGTATTCCTCGGGCTTGGTGCCGGCGCGGATCTGCTCGAAATACTCTCGTTTGAGGGGCAGAACTAGGGTGCTCATGAGGGTGTATCCAGATCTGGAGGGGCCGGCTCCGGGTAGCGCAGGGCCCAGTTCGGATTGTTGAAAACAGAGCCAGCCACCTTTGCCAGCTCGGCTGCCTTGGCTTTGTCGCCAAAGCGCCAGAGGTGCCGCAGGTATCGAGAGACATTGCCATAGGTGATGTCCCGGCCGTAGTGCGGAACGTTGAACCGGGCCAGGTCTTCCTGGCCGAAGAAAGGCAGTTCGGGCTGACTGGCCATTTCAGCCTCCCTTTTCTGCTTGGCTGGCGCTGGCCGGCGTGGTGACCAGCCCGCATGCCGGCGAGCTGTGCGTCAGGGAGTAGGAGAGCGGGATGAACTCTCTGACCGTCTTGCAGCCAGGGCAGACATGGCGGTAGCTCTTGCCCGGTGGAATGTAGAAGCCAGAAGCCGGCGCATGCTCTGGGTGGATGCATGTTTGGTCTGCTGGTAGAACGAAGAAGGACGAAGTGATTCCCATCGTTTCCTCTCCATCAAGGGGTTGGGTGCGAGCCACCAGTGCCTTGATAGTTTCAGCGAGTGCTTTCAATCCATCCGGCGTGTCTACGTGATAGCTTCCTACGGCGAGGCCCTTGTATTGCTCGGTTGGGCTGGGGCATCCGCAGTGGCCATTGACGCGGACGGCATTGCCATGCTTTGCATGCAGGGCCTCAGCTGCAGCCCATTCGATACCTGGCCCCTCGGCCATCCAGTAATACCAGGCGCGCTTGAACTGCCAGCCATGGAGAACACCCATGACGGTGGTTTTTACTTCGCCCGAGGTTCGCCGAAGAAAGTCAGCCATGTATTCCGGCCCCTTGCCTTCATGCTCCTGCAGGGTCTGAATGCCGGCTGCTTTCAGCTCGGCACGCAGGATCTCGTCGGTGTCGGCATGGTCGCCGGCTCTGTTGGGAAAGCGGTTCATCGATCATCCCCCGTGGTTGGCCGGCAGCCTGGGAGCTGCGGAACGCCTCGGGTGAGGGCGGCTCGGTTTTCCTGCATCTGGGCTTCGATCTCCGCTCTCGGCCTGCTTTCATGGAGCATCGCCGCAAGCAGGCTCTGCGTTTCCTCCAGAGCCTTGAACAAGTCCGGTGCAGACTCCATCAAGCTGGCGTCTTCGGGCTTTGGGTCTTCGTCAAAGCAGCAGATCACGGTACCGTCAGCACCATCAATCTGAGAGCAATACCCGCTTTCGCTCCTGAACTGCCACGGCCCGTTGGTGTATTTCGTGTTGCTCATGTCTTATTTCCCACTTGCTGCCGCGTTAGCGGCACGGTCAATTGCTTCAAGGCTGGCTTTGTGATCCAGAGGAAAGCCATCCGCGTCATGTAGTGCCGCTCCGAGCGCATCCATCCCGTCACGGCGAATCTCAGACAGCACGAATGCCAGGCGCAGTGCATCCTGCGTCTGAGGTGCGTGCATGGGCAGGGGGGAGTGCTTCGGCTTGGCTGCCTGCTTGGCCCTGATGGCTTCAACCTTCGTCCAGATACGCGCCAGCTCCGCTTCCCCGCAGGCGTGCATGTCCAGGCCACTGGCCAGGCAGAGCGCCGCAAGGGTGACCATCACGCCGCCTGCCTCTTGCATGGGATCGCCCACAGGCCGTGCAAATACATAATCCACCAGCTGGTGCGCTTCGCTGGCCGTGCTGCCGCAGGACTGCACCAGTTCCAAGGCCTCTTCCAAAAAGCGGTGGTTGCGCTCAATGCGATCGGCCGAGATTTCAGGGCCGAAGCAGGCCATCATCCAGGGCTGCACCCGTTGCTGGAATGCCAGCGCCTGGAGCTGCAGCTCGAGGTGCTCGCCATCAGCCTTGACCAGCTCCTTGATGGCTCCGGTCAGGTAAGACCACGCGAAATTGACGCCTTCATGCCCCAGTGCCGCGGCGATCTTCATTCGCGCCTTCTGGTCAGCCTGGGCCCGGTGGGTGAGATTTGCGACTACCTTGCATGCAGGCTCCAGCAAGTCTGTAACCACTGAATCGCCTTGCCACTCGTTGCTTCCGACAGCGGTGTTGATCGCTTCAACCAGCTTGAGGGGCAACGTCATTGCCTTGGTACAGTCAGTGCAGTCACATCGCTGGCAATCTTCGGCAACTGCAATCGCTTCCCGCAGATCGTGCGTTGTCGGCCGCGCGCCAATCAGGCCATTGGATACCCAACGAATTACAGAACCCTCTGCTGCAGGTGCGGATACTCCGCCCAGCAGGGCGCGCACTTGCTGCTCTGTATAGAGCTTTGTGCCGCGTACCACAGTGTCTATGAGCCATTTCACATCAGGCTTCTTGCGCCACTCGAATGTCACTACAGCGGCAGGCTCAGGCAGCACAAGGTGCTCAGCTGCTTCGGGTATTGCTTCAAGCGCTGCAGCTGCTGCCATATGTTCGTCATAGGCGGCTTTGGCGTCAGGCTCGCGCTCCCAGTCATCTCGGTTGATGCTAGTTGTGTGCGATTGCTGAAGTTCTTTGGCGACGTTGCGCAGCAGGCGCACGGCTGTCGCTATCGTTGCTGTATTCATGGTGCTATCCTGTTTTCCCGTTTTTGGCCGGGAGGTCATATGTGGACATGCAAGAGCTGCGGCTTGCTGGTGATGTTCAGTGCCGTTGATCCTGAGATAGATACACGCGGCTGCTACTTCCTGTGCCCTGGGTGTGAGCACAGGAATACGCTGATCAACGTTGATCGATCTGGCGACGGGGTAGCGCTGGCTCAGCCTTTGGATTGAGCGGCTGCCTTGGCTGCGATGCGGGCGCTCTTGAGGTCGCCTGCATGTGTGGCGTATTTCGATGCCATCGCCTCATAGTGATCCTGCAGGCCGCGCAGTGCGCGTGCCAGCGTGCCGTCCTTGTGCTCGTGCAGCCAGCGCGACCGTGTGCCGTAGCCCGATGACTTCGCGCTGTAGGTCACATGCCCGTTGTCTTCGCGGCGGGTGACCTCCAGCGTGGACAGCCGATTGCTGCCGCTTGATTTCGTGCCGGTTGCCGTGTACACGCTCAATCCCTCCGGCGCTGGCACCGCTTTGCGAAGCCATGCCGGATCGCGGTGAACCGTCCAGCAGTAGCCCGGCATGATCTTCACCAGTTCGGCGCGGAATTCGTTGCTGTTCATGCTGCATCTCCCTGCTGGGTTGCCTGGGCTTCATACGGAAACAGTTGCATGGGTCGGAAGGTTTCGATCTTCCCGCTCTGCATCTGCATAACGATTGCGTAGCCGCTGGCATGCTTCAGACTGACGACTCCTATTTGCTGGCCAACTTGGCCGGATCGGGAATCGCCAGATCCAGCACGCCACCATGGTCCATCTTCGATCGCGGTGTAGTCCACCAACTTCGACAGATCTATTCCTTTGGCGATTCCCATCACTCACCCCCTTGCGCTGCCTGGGCGGCGATGGCGGCGTCAATCCCTGACTCGGCCTCTGCAAGATCGGCACACAGCAAGCCAATCCCATCCAGAACCATTGGGTAAAACTCCGCCTGCTCGCGGCACCAGCGATAGCGCTTCGCATCCCGCGCGTCTGCCTGCGCCTGGGGTGCAGAGATCCGTGCATGAGCCTGTGCCATGCGGAAAATGCTTTTCGCGTGCCAGTCCGGGTCAAGAATGATGGTGTCGGCCGGATAGTTCTTTGCAAACCATTCGCGGAAGCTGTCTGGCGTATTCGCCAGCGCAGCCGGTGCAGATACTCCGGCTAGCAGGGCGCGTAGCTTGGCTTCAATGGGATTCTTCAGGCTTTTTGCTGATGCAAACTGAGCATTAAACTTTTCATGCGAATCAAGCAGTAGCTCTCCAGCTTTCATTGCAGAGTCCATTGCCGTCCCTACCAACTCCATAACTTCATTAACCGCTGCATCAGGATCAGGCGGTGCCACTGGCGCAACTGCGACGTTGTTCGTTGTGGCCAACTGAGCGCCAGGCGGGACAATCAGCATGCCTTTAGGGTCGCTTGCAATATCTCGCGCATCGCGGGGCTCGCCCGTGTACGGATTGAACAGCACTGGCGGCACGTATCGGCCAACCGGCGCGACATACCCAGTTGTGTGGGCTTTATTCATGGTTTTCTTCCTCGGGCGGAGCCTTGGCCCAGCGGTATGCCGCTGCGATGCCGAAGGCCAGGATGATCAAAAGGAACACGGCCCATTCCATGAGCCAGCGGTATTCGGTTGCTGCGCAGTTCATGGTTGGCCTGCGTTGGGATTTCCGTCCGGGTAAGCACCGCCGCGCGTTTCCCACTGCTCGCGCATTAGCTTTCCAAGCTCCGCGGCTCCGTTACCAGCGATGGTCATGCCCTGGTGCTGGGGCACAGCTGCTGCAGGGGAGGCGGAAAGGCTAGCTGCGGTGGCTGACAGAAGCACTTCCCCGCGCTCCACGCCATCACGCGCGTCCGGCTGAATAACTCGCTCCAACGATTCCAAGGTTCGGTCTCGCAACTCGTGTTGCTCAGGGCCGCAAAGCGAAATCAGCTCTTTCATCCAATGAACCGGCACCGATACGCGGGACTCGGAAGCAGGTGCAGATACTCCGGCCAGCAGGGCGCGCACTGTGTCAGCATGGAAAGCGCCGGTTGCAGTACCGTCATTACTCCAGCACTGCCAGCCACGATCAGGGTGGATGGTTGCGCCAGGTCGCACCCAGAAATCAGGCTCAGGCAGAACCTCTGGAGCAGCTGCTAGAACCTCGGGTAGGGTGTAGACAGTCTCTGCTCGGTGATCATTGTGAATAATGAGGTCTGCCGGGTGGCGATAGAAAAGATCCACTCCGGCGGGCGTCGTTACGACATATCCGAATGGCTGAGGGATTGTCCTCGCCACTGGCGCAGCTGCTGCCGCCAGCAGTTTCTGAACCTCGGCTATTGGATCGCCTTCCTCTTCCATGCCCAGCGCGGTCAGGATTCGACAGTAGTTGTTCGCGTCCTCTTTCGTGACGGTCACCATGTCGGGCGCAGCTGCTGCCGGGGCGGCAACCAGTGGACCCGGTGCCACGATCAGCTTGCCTTCTGGGTCACTTGCGATGTCGCGTGCATCTCGCGGCTTCCCTGTATGCGGGTTGTGCGTGACGATTCGTGCAGAGTTGAATTCGACCATCGCATGGTCCCCACACTTGCGGCAGCGAATCTGCATATGGTCGCCGAGCTGTCCTGGCGCAGCAGCTGCTGCCGGGGTGGCGGCAAGCGCGGCGCGGGCCTTCCATGCCTCAAGTGCATCGTGCGCGTCATCCCAGATTTGCTCATGCTCTTTTGCAGAGGATCGGTCAGTTAAAGCAGCCATTGAGGCCTCAAGCAGCTTCTCAAAAGCTGCGATCCCATCAGGCACTGCCACGGCTGCGGGCGCTGCCTGGGGCACTGGGAAGAGTTCGCGCAGCTTAGCTGCCATTTCCGCCGTGACAGCCATGTTCACGCTGTAATTGCCAAGATCCTTGAGGGCGCGGCATGCATCGAGGGCTGTGATTCCAAGGTCGCGGGCAATGTCGCGGATCAGCAGCGGCAGCGGCGCTGCTTGGTCAACTCGAGGGGCATGAGGGAAGTTGGCCCACCAGTTCACAGCGCTCAGAAAGTCATGGGCACTGATCAGATACTGGTCTTCATTGCATGGGGTCTGGTCTGCTGCTGCAAACTTTGCCGAGATGAAGTCGGCATGGAAGAAGTCTCGAACATCCTTGGCGTCTTTTGGCCAGGCAATGGGCAGCGCTGGTTGCAACGGGGGGGACTCCGGTATCTGGTTGGTGACTTCGGTATGCATCGGTGCTCCTGAAAAAATGAAGCCCGCTCGATGGCGGGCTGTGTGGCGGTGAGCTGGGTGTCAGCGGCGCTTGGCTTTTTTGCGCGCCGCCGCCAACTCGGTACCCATTTGCTTGGTAAAGCGGCGCTCGTTGTTGATGATGGTTTGAAGCTGGCTGGCCAATCGACGACTGCGGGCGGCCTCGCTGCTGGCCAGGGCCAGCGCCTCGGCCGAAGCGCGCAACTGGCGGTCTTTGCCTTCCACAGTGACCTGCATTTCGTCCAGTTCGACGTTCAGGCGCTCGATGTCAGCCCGCGCCTGGGCCAGCTCTGCCTGGCTCTGCTGCAGCTGCGGCTGAGCGATTCGGGAGATCCAGCTCAAGACTTTTTCAGTGAGGCTGGCGCTGGGGAGGGGTTTACTGGGGTTGCTTGCTGTCATTGCTATTTGCAGGCCTTTGCTTTCTTGTCGAGGCCTGGCCTTTGTTGATTGATGGAATCAGCCCTTCGCACGGGCAGGCTGTTGAGAAGAGAGCGCCATCCTCCATTGCGAGGCATACAGGTATGCGCGCATGCGTTCGGTGATCACCCAGCGGCGCAGGTTCAGCTCGGCGGCCAGGGCGGTTGTGGCCCAGCCTCCGAACGGATCTGCCACCAGCTGCCCAGGCTCGGAGGCAAAGCGCACCACATGCTCAGCCAGCGCCAGCGGCATCGTTGCCCCGTGGATGGGGATGCCTTCGGCCTTGGCCCAGGCGCGCAGGGCGGTCTGGCTCGGGCAGTTGTGGGGCACGGTGATCAGATTGCGGGGGATGCGGCCCGCTGTCTGGGCGCCGAATGCACCCGCCCGGCGCCGGTTGGCGCCATCGGCAAACACAGCCGCGGTCTTGGTGCCGCCGCTGGCGATCAGCCGTGCATGCTTTTCCGAATGGGGCTGCAGCACACGGCGGTTATCGGCAAAGCAGGCCTGCGGGTCGTTGGAAAACCAGTAGATGGGCTCCCATGCGGTGTTGACCTGCACCCGGCGCTTGCTGGCCCAGGCCACGGGGCCCGGTGCTTTGCTGGGGTTGTGCCAGATCCACTCGTCCATCTTGTGCAGGCCCAGGCGCTCATGCAGCGCCAGCACCAGCCTTTCGCGGTAGAGGGATCGTGCGGGGCTGCCCGTCTCGAAGATGTCATTCGACACGCTCAGGAACAGGCTGCCGCCGCTGGCCAGCCGCGCGACAACCGGCTCCAGGCAGGTGCAGAGCCAGTCCACGTACTCAGCACGCTCGGGCCCGCCGTAGTCGCGCTGGCGTGCCAGCGGGTAGGGCGGGCTGGTCAGCACCAGATGCACGGGTTCATCGAGGCGGCTGAAGGCGTCCTTGCAGTCCGCCCACAAGGCCATGCCCAGTTCGGTGCTGAATCCAAGCTGCATCAGTCCTGGCGCGCAGGGCTCCAGATCCTGCTGGCGCTGCTCGATGGTGCGGCGGCCTGCAGCCGTGGGCCGCCAGACCCCGCGCTTGCCGGCCACCGGCTCCAGCAAGCCCAGGCGTTTGAGGGTCTGCTGATACCAGCGAACCCGGCGCTTGAGAGGGCTGTGCGGCTGACCCGCGGTGCCTACCGGTTGCCGCTCGGCCCAGGCCTCAGCCTTGATTCCCAAGTCTCGGCCCAAGCGCTCGTAGGCTTGGGCGTTGACCTGTGCACCCGCTTCATAGGCGTTGAGCACTCCGAAAAGGCTCAGTTGCATGATGAGCCTCCTTGAGTCTCGGTTTCGGGAAGAAGGCCAAGACGCCCGCTCAGGATAGCGGCCTTGATGGTGTTTAGCTCCCAGCTGTAGGTGCTGGCATCCGCATAGATGCGCAGTCCCTTGCGGTAGTCGTGCTTCTTGCGCTTGATGAATGCTTCTGCAGCTGCCTTGGTGAAATGCTGATTCAGCGTCTCCCATCGGGTTGTCACATACAGCAGTGAGTAGTCGGGCAGGCACTCTTTCAGGGCTTGCTCTTGCTCGTACTCGTCAGAGTCCATAAAAGACCCGTCGCATGCTTTGTCGAGCTTTGCCTTGGTTTCGTCGCAGCAGCCTTCATAGAAATCAGGCACTGGCTCTGAATGCTCGCAGCCGTCAAAGATCACCGGGTCACCGCCGTAGCCTTCTGGCACCAGTTGCTCCACGGCCTGCTGCACCAGAAACACAGCGTCGGCCGTGTGATGGTCGCGGACGCCTTCGCCCACACAGTCATGGCGCAGGCGAGCTACGAAGTCGGCCCATGTCTCGGGGGTCAGTTCAGCGCCCTGTGCCAGTGTTGTTGCCTGGGTCATGCTTGCCACCGCTCCTTCATTTCGCACAGGTGGCGGGTCGCCGCTGCCTCAATGGTGTCGGCCACCGCCGCTCGGGCTGTCCGCTCCAGGCCGGGCAGGAAGTCGGCGCGCTTGGCTTCCAGCAGGTGCAGCCCTGCAATCAGGTCAGGGTGCAGCTCCAAATAGTCCAGCGATGGATCGAGGATCTCATTGCGGGCATAGCAGATGACATGGCACATGCCTCCCAGCACACGGCCATAGAAATTGGGGGCGGTACGCAGCAGCTTTGCAAGGCTGTTGTAGAGCGCCTGCAGGTGGCGCGGGTCGTCTTCATCGAAGTTAATCCAATCGCCATCCTCGTCCTGAGGCTCCAGAAGGGCGCGCAAACTGCGGGGGCCTTCCGTTTCCCATGGGCCACCAAAGCGGCCATCAATGGAACTCAAAACCCAGTGCAGTTCGTCAGCGGCGTCAATATCACGGGCGCTTGGCTTTGCCATTTTCATGACGGGGCTCCTTTGGTGCTGGGCCGGTGGCCCGGTTGTATGCATCCCATAGCTGCTGGCCATCGGCGCAGCGCGCCTGCTTGCCGCCGGATAAGCCGGCAGCGCAGCAGGTATCGCAGTTGAAGTGGTGGGCTATGTAGGCCTTGTCTTCTGGCAGGCCTACCGTGCTGGCGCTGGTAGTCAAGAAAGACTGCCTGTAATGCCGTAGGCAATCCGCTGCAGATGATTCGGGCGAGTGCCTTCTGGGCAGATGGCAATATTTGCTTCCAAGCCATCCAGAGAGCAGCGCGCCCCTTGGGTGTCATAGCCTGGCTCCAGACCGAGAAACTGGAATTTCTGGCCGCAGTCTGCACATTGAATGCGAACCTCAGCGTTAAATCCGGTGATGGCGCCGCCTGGCTTGTCCTCAAGGCGTGCAACGCCCACAGTTGCCGCGAAATTCATGTGAACGCATGTCATGCGAGTCTCCAAAAAGTGAACCCCGCGTGGTAGCGGGGTTGCTTGTCAGGCTTGAGGGATTTCGTCCCAGGTGCGGCCGTCGAGTAGGCGGCCAGCGGCCTTCTTGCCGACGCGGGCTGCACATACGCCGTCCGGCCAGTCGTAGAACTCAGGGTTCGCGGGGCCGTGCGGGCCTGCAGCTGGGAACGACAGCTTCACCGTGTCTCCATCTTTTTCGCCCGGCATCCACTCGCCCCACTGCTTAAATAGAAAGTCGGTGCCGGCGTCTTCGCACTGATCGCGGAGGCTGCGTGCCCAGTCGGGATGCATGGGGCGGGCGCCGGGCCCGGACTCGCCGCCGACGATCACCCAGTCCAGCATCGCCACACTTCCATGACGGAGTGATGCAGCACATATATATGGGTCTGCCAGTTCCTTCCATGTTCCTTTGCAGACTTCTTTCTCAGCCAGGTCGCAGGCATGCTCCAAGTCCACCGGGGCCAGCAGCGGCTCCATGCTCAGGAAGCGCACCTTGGCAGGCACGGCCAGCAGCTTGGGGATGTCGCGGTCTGCCTCTTCCTGATTCACTACTGTGGCCCCGATCCACACATTGGGCAGCGGCATCATGTCCAGCAGGCTCAGGTCTGGGTCACTGCCGTGGGCCAGATCGGCAAGCATGGGCTTCACGTTGCCTATGCGCTTGGTCAGCAGCAGCCAGTCAAGGTGCGGCGTTTTCAAGATCAGGCCAAACAGGTCAATGCGCCAGCTCGGGTTTACCGCGTTGTCGAACACATCGGCCAGAGATGCGCAGAACACGCGCTGACGGCGGCCGTGCTCTGCAAAGAAAGCCTCGTGGTTCGCGTTCCATGTCAGAGGCTTATTCCAGTAGCCTGCGCTGGTCATGCGCCGCGGTGCACCTGGCCCCCAGTTCACTGCCTGCCCACCGGCGAAGCGGGCATTGCGGGTTTCGGCGTAGCAGTTGTCGCAGCCAGGCCCCACCTTCTGGCAGCCTTCCCATGGGTTAAACGTGTGGTCTGTCCACTCGATCTTGGTGTTTTCGGCCATGCGGCCCTCCAGAAATGAACAACCCCGCTCGAGGCGGGGCTGGTGTTGGGGCTACTCGGGGAAGAGGTTGCGGGGCGGTGGCATGATGACCTTTGCCCAGGCATAAGGGGAGAAGAGGTAGGACTTGCTGAAAGTCGGCTCCCCTTCGTGATTCCAGTTCTTGCCGTCCCAGTGCAGCGTGTGCGTCTGCTCGCCTTCGTCGGTTTCGACGGCGCAGAGGTAGTCCATGGGTTCGGGCGGCTGGGTGTCGGTGCCCGTCCACTGGATAGCTTGGTGTGCAGTGCAGGTCTGGTGCATGCTTTCAATTTCCGTAAAAAGAAAGCCCGCTTTGCTGCGGGCTGTGCTGGTCTTCGATTTCGCGCCAGAAGTCACTGTCTTGGTCGTCCTCGGCGTCGTGGCTGGATTGGTTGACCGCATCCGCCTCAGCGCGCTTGTCACGCTGGGTTCTGGCTCGCTTGCTCATTGGGATCTCTCTTGCTTCTTGTGATGCCTGCATACAGCAGGATTGCGCCATAGGCGGTGAGTGGTAGCTTGCGTTTGTCCGTGTCTGGCATGCCGAACGCACCCAGAGTTACGCACACAGCCAGGCTGCACTGGGCCGCCAGCTTCAGGCGGTCTAGGACTCGTCCGGGCATGGATCGGCATCCTTTGTGAGCAGTTGCTCTGCTGTGGCCACACCCAGCATTGACAGCCATTCGCCCAGCACAACGCGCAGAATGGCGTCGCGGTGCTCACCCAGGTTATCTATGGGTTGCTTGCCTCTGGCTGCATCCACAAAGAAGGAGACAGGGATCACATGAACCTTATCCGCGTGGGTGGTGAAGGTCAGGTGGGGCCGGTGGTCGTCAAGCTGGATGACTTTGGCAGACGGCGGCGCAGGGTCGGGGATCGCAGCTGGCGCTGGTACGCTGCTGCAGCAAGCCGTAACCCCGGGTATCCCGCCGCAGTTGGGGCAATGCCAGTAACTCATGGTTGCTCCGCCTCTACCAGCTGATTGAAATGCCTGATCATTCCTATGGCTTCCAGTTCAGAGCGGGTGAGTCTATGAACAGAGCCCAGGGCATGGTCAATCACGACCTTCCGCTTCTGCCAAGCGACTTCATCTAGCCGACCAAGCTGCAGGCGCGGCGCGATTCTTAGGTCATTCCGTCCTATATGTTTAGCCAGGGAGGATGGGTAGTAGGTGCTATTTGTGCACCAGACGAAGATGGCAGCGGCAGGGGCTTTCAACATCTGCCGGGTTGTCAGCCCGGTTTGCCGATTGAAATCAGCTGCCGTCATGCGTTTCTGAGGCGCGTCGAGCGGCCTCAGCGCCCAGCACCCAATTCATGCCCAGAGCCGTCTGCACTGCGTCAAGGGCTCTGCCTGCTGCAACGGTGCCATGCTGGCGCGTGTCCATGGCGTAATGGAAATCACGAACCGCTTGTGCGACCTTTCCCAATTTTTCCGCGCCTTTGTCTTCATCCAGAAGCTCAAGCAGCGGCAGCCCGCCATGCTTCCTGCATTCGTCATCCAGCAGGCCAGCGATGTCGCACAGCATGGCCTGCTTGGCAGCCCCATGCTCTCCGTTCAGTGCTACGTCAATGCCTCGCACCAGGCGGTGTACGTCTTCTGCGCAGATCCAATGGCCAATCGTTGGGTCAGATTGGACTTGTGCTGGCCGTGCTTTGGCGGTGGAGAGCAGCAGGCGGGCAAACTGCCGATAGCCCCAGGACTTCAAAAAGCCGCTGGCGCCATCGGGCATTTGGTTGAACACTGCATCGATCTCAAGATCTGTCAGCGTTGTGGGCTCAGGCTGGTGTTCTTGTTCCATGCTTTGATCGTCCTTAGCGGTTTCGTCCGCGCTTGTTGGTTTCATCTTTCCACTGGGCGCGCCTCCGGCTGCCCGTGTCCCATGGGGAAGGTTTAGGCTCTGGCCCGGGGGTGAGCGCATGTTTCAGCCCTCGAACTTCGCGGGAGGCATCCGCTGTCACGACTGGTACGCTGGCAGCGAGCAACGCTTGCGCCACCAGCCGTGCATGCCTTCCGCCTCCGATAACGACAACTCTTTGAGGGCGTGTCACTTGCTCTTCTCCTTGCCTGCATCACCGCAAAGGTCGCAGAGATACAGGCATTCTTTTTGGGATCGCGGGTCACCTATGGGTTGCCCGCAGTTATGAGTGCAAACCTTTGATGCAGGATCAAATTCGGACAGTGCGACCGGATCGGCGCGGGGCCAAGGCACTGGTTCAGCCATTGCTCTGCTCTTTCTGGGCCTGTTCGTCCGGTGCTGCTGGCTCCGGCGCATCAGGAGGGGAGAACTCCCAGGAGCAAGCCACCGGCTCACGGTCTGCCGCGCCCCATTGGGTGGCAAGCCATCCTGCGCACAGCTTGTTTCGCCCATCTGCGTAGTGCTCGACATGGCATAAGAAGGGTTTCTGCTCAGACATGGCTTTGACCGCATCCATCATGGTCTGCAGGCAGCCGTTGGGCACAGTTCCAGCGCGAAAGGCGCACGACTTGCAGCGTTCATCAGGCTCGCCGTGGGCTTCGAGGTGCCTGATGACAGGCTCAACCAAGCTCACCAGCTGAGATCCGATAGCGCGCCCTTCAGGGCTTACGCGGTGGTGGTCATATTCCATAACTGCCTCCTTGGGTCTGGGCACGCTGTATGGCTCTGATGCCGCTTTCCCATTGGTCGATGTAACCGGCCATGTAGGCATGCTTCGCCCAAAGCGGCCATTGCTCTCGGTCTTGACCAAGCCACATGGCCTTACCCTGGGATCGCGCGCGCCGGCCCATGGCCACAAACCAGCGTTTGCCCGCGAGTCGTTTAGCCATGCTGCGCTCCGTCCGTGGTTGCTGGCAGATGCTTGGTTACCCAGCTGTGCATGTGCAGCCAGCGTTTTTTTGCGATGATCACTGGGTCAATCCTCACCCGAACCGAGCGCTCATGCGTCTTGTGCCCATAGGGCAGGAAGTGGTACGGCGGCATCGGCCCACAGATCACTACGTCGATCCATTCGTGAGTGTCGGTGCCTTCATCGTTCTCGTAGACAATCTCGCGCACCATTGCTGGTGCAATGTCGAATAGCGCGGCCACGGCATCCCAGTCATCTGGGTCAACAGCACGCATGTCCAGGCCTCTGGCAGAACCGAGAACCCCGAGCGTGCAAAACTCCCCGTCAGCCGTAACAAGAGATTCGCCAATCAGCACCTTCTGCGGCATGGACTCCAGTGCTGCAAGGGTTTCGCGCAGGGCCGCTTGACCGCGTTTCCCGTTGATAGCGCGCGCAACAGCCCCGCGCCAGAGACCACCCGTTCCGTCTTCGTCGTAGTCGTCGGTATATCCGCTTCGGCTCATGCTGGCCCCCCGTGCGCAGCCTGGGCGGCGCGCTGCGCGTAAAACTTGATTGCGTCCTTGCTCTGATTGAGCAAGGTTCGTTGCGTGAAACCATCTACTGGCGTGCCGCATGACCACTCGGGCGAAGCGGCACTAAGCCACTCGACGCGCTCCTTATGGTTTTGCAGGTCGGCGCGTTCGCGCTCTTGCTGAATTTGGAGTGCACTCACTACTGCTGCTCCTCTGCTGCCTGGGAGGTGATGCGGATGCGAACAAGGTCGAGCGCATCATCCTCATAACTCTCGCGGAATGCCTCTCCGATGGTTGGCACCCCAAAACCGTCAGAGCCAGACCCGTGCCCGGTCTGCGTCCATCGAGCATCTGCCTCGTTTTTGAAGAAAACGCCTTCTCCGCAAGGGGCGATCACACCCCAGAACTCGCGTGCATCCTGCGCAGCCGGGGGCGTAGCCTCCTGAGCGCGTGCCCACCATGCAGCCGGCCCATCCTCAGTGTCGAAGATGGCGACGAGATTCCATGCTTCACCGATGGGCGGCCGTGGTATCCAGGCGCTCCAGTTCTCAGCGTCGTTCATGGCGTCGTATTCGTCCATGGACAGATCGTCATCGGCCATGGTGTGCTTCATCTCTACACCCAGGGCGGCGAAGAATGCGCGCGGCTTCATGCCTTCATCCAGCAGCGGAAGCTCGGGATGCTCGGCAAAGCCCTGCTGATCGCGTACCAGCTCTCGCCCATCCAGTAGACGGTCACGCCATGGGTAATCAAGAACCAGTCTGGTAGTTGTAGCCAGCAGGGCGCGCAGCTTGGATTCGATGGCTTTCCATGCGGCGCGCTCTTTCGAGGCCCTGTCTTTCGCGCAATCAATTTCCTCTTGAGTGGCTTCAGAGTGGTGAGCGTCTATCTCTGCCTCTCCGCGCAAATGGGATTCCATGCCCCATTCATCCACCAGCCCCATCACTTCGCTGATGAGCGCATCAGCCTCAGGCAGCGCCACCGGCGCAGCTGCTGTAGTCAATGTCGGAAAATCCCACTTTGCCGAGGGGGCGGCAAGGGCGGCGCGGGAGTTTGTCCAGCTCTGCCAGAGTTGCTCAAGCTGAATGCTGTGGTAGTGCCCGGTTCCGCGCATAGCACGCTCAAAGCCTTCGTAACCCTCAAGAGTGGCCCACTCCTCAAACTCCTCACGCCCATCAGGCACTGCCACGGCAGCTGGCGCTGCCTGGGAACGGCCTTCGTCCAGACCTGCATGCCATGCGGCTTGTTCTGCAGAGGATGGCTCCTGAATTTGGTGCAGGCATTGAGGTGCTCGCGCTTTTTGAACCAGTGCTGCGAGGTCGTCAGCGATGGGCAATAGCTTGGCCAAGGCCTCTTGCTCGTCGAAATATGCCTGTGGCGGCAGATGGATAAGAGACTCGTGAGGCGGGGGGGTCTTGTCTTGCATACGGGCTCCCAAAATGAGTGAAGCCCGCGCGGTGGCGGGCTGGGTTCATGGCTCTCTTTGCTCAGGCATACATCCGAGCTTCGTGTTGAAAATTCCACCTTGCCAGCGCCGCTGCCATATATGGACTGACGCTGTTACCGATCATTCGCACCTGGGCGGTGGTCGTGAGCTTGATGCGCGGGATGTCCCGTGGATCGTCTACAGCCTGCACGCCATCCTTGAACAAGATCGCCGGGTCTGGGATCTCTTCAATCTGATAGCTGTCAGGAAAGCCCTGTGCACGCGCGAGCTCGCGGGGCTTGAGCATGCGAAGGGTGATGTCAACCAGCGCCCACCATTGGCCGCTGTGCCACATCAGCACAACGTCAGCGGCTTCTGGGAACTGCTCGGGCAGGTGCTCGCGCAGTAGGTCTGCGCACAGCTTGGCTCGCTCGGCGTGCTCAGGTGCCAGATGAGAGGCAGGTACCTTGGCGGTTTGCACCAGAGCCATGCGCGCCTTTGTGGGGACGGTATGCATGGGCTCGCTGCAGCTGCTGTCCTGACCGCCTTCGCTGTAATACTTGACAAGGCAAGCAGTTATCAAGCGCTGTTGGGTTCCGCTGGTGGTGATGGTCGAAAGCGGCTCGTCGGCCGGCCGACCATCCCCGTCATAGAAACCACCATAGGCCTGCTCCAGGCATACGGCTGCCAATGCACTCGTTGCGCCGCTGGCAGTGACGGTGTTCAGCGGCATTTCGATGTTGCGCGTGCCGTGGCTCCAACGCTTCCCACCCGCAGGCCCTTCGCCGTGGCCCATATCTACCAGATGTGCGGCGACCATCCCCATGGTGATCCCGGTACTGGGGCGCTTGGGCTTCCCGCCTGCCGTGACGGTGGGCAAGGGCTCATCCAGCGAACTACCGACAGCACCCGTGTTGAACTTGGTGATGTGGGCAGCAGCCAGGGCGTGGTGGCGACCGCCTGCGGAAACCGTTGACAAGGGCGATTGAACGCTGTGGCCGCCTAGGTGCTGCTCGCTCGTGCCACGCAGAGGCACGATGATCTGCGCGGCGCCGTCCACTGGTTTCAATGGTTGCAGCTCAGGTGTAACTACAGAGAAATGGCCACCCTTGACCTGGGCGCATACCGTGCGCAGCGGCTGGTCGGCCGGCATGGTGCGTTGGTTGCTGCCATTGGCGTGCTCATTGATAAACGGAGCGAGCACAGGAGCCGCGAGTGCCCCTTGAGATCCCTGGCTTGTCACAGTCCAATATGGGGCGTTCACATCGCGGATACGCGGCTCTTGTCCCTCGCGTTCACCGTTGCGGGTGTTCACGATGAAGGGCGTAGCTGTATTCAGCACATGGCGGAACACTCCCTTTGCTACCCGGCGCAGTGTGTTGGTCACGAGATCGCGCTTGCGGCCGAAGATGCTTTCAGCGGGCAGGTCGAAGTCAATGCACTGTGCAGCAGTGCGATGGGCAGCCAGCAAGCCAGCAATAACTCTGTGATCTGTGGGCGCTGCATGAGAAGGGTCGCCCCAGTGAATGGGTATGCCGTCACGGCGCGCAACAAGGAACAGGCGCTTGCGAATGGTGGGTGCCCCCTGATCGCAGGCGCGCAGCTCGCGCCATTCCACGCTGTATCCGTGGGCGCGCAGCTGACGCTCAAAGGACTTGAAGGTGCGGCCTTTCTTTTTGGGATCTGGTCGGGCATTGCCGTTGGCATCCACCACCAGGGGGCCCCAGTCTTGGAACTCTTCGACGTTCTCCAGCATCATGATGCGTGGCTTGGTCTTTGCGATCCAGCGCAGCCCCACCCAGGCCAGGCCGCGTATCTTCTTGGAAACTGGTGTGCCGCCTTTGGCCTTGCTGAAATGCTTGCAATCCGGCGAGAGCCAGACAAGGCCGACAGGTCGATTGCCGGTCACTGAAATGGGGTCAACCTCCCAGACACTCTCGCACAGGTGCTTGGTGTAAGGGTGATTGATCGCATGCATGGCCAGCGCTTCGGGGTCATGGTTGATGGCGATATCGACGGGACGCCCAAAGGCCCATTCAAGACCTTTGCTGGTGCCACCTCCGCCAGCGAAGTTGTCAATGATCAACTCACGCCCAAGATCCAGCGGCAGAGTGAAGTCGTCGCGCTTCATCGTGTCTCCAAAAAAGACAAAGCCCGCTCTGTGGCGGGCTTGAAGTTGAAATGGGATATGGGTTTATTGGCCGGCAGACTGCGGCGGCGCAATGATCTGGAAGGCCGAGCGGTCTTTGTCGCGTATCCAAGCCGGGGGCTTGCCGCGACCTGTCCATGTGCTGCCCGTGCTCGGGTCGCGGTACTTGGGCGCGACCTTGGCGGGCTGGCGCTGGGTGTGCGGACTGCTGCTTTTCGAGAAAATATCAACCTCTGTGAGGTCATATGCATCGCGCAGGCCTTTGACGGTCACGATGGCGTCCAGACGCAGGCGCGAGTATTCCTCGGCAATGCGTTTTTCCAGCACGTCGCGCTGGGAAAGCAACTCTTGATAGCTACTCATTTTTTAGATCTTTCGTGTTGGTCGGTTATTCGGCTGCCATGAGGATGGCTTGCAGGTCACCGCGCTCGATGTCGCTGGCGTAGGGCTTCAGTTCTGCTGCCGTGTACTTGCCGGCATGTACGGTGTCGGTGGTGTAGCCGCTGTAATTGGGGCGGAAATAGGCATCGCCCTTCCTGATCAGATAGAGAGGCTCGGGCGCTGGCCACAAGATCCCCTTGAGCACCTCGGCACGCTTGAAATCCATGGCTTTGATGGCTTTGCCCATCAAGTCCTCCAGGCGTTGGCGGCGCAGGCGATCGTTCTTCTTGATGCGAGGGTCGCCAGGGCACCTCACGTACAACTCGCTATTGCACTTGCGTGCCCAATCCCATTTCCCTGTCACCAGATCCCACATGCCGCCATCGCAATAGGCAATGCCGGTGCCCATGCGCCCGTGGTGATCGTAGAAGTAGACGCGCATGCCGTTCTGCAACTGGTGGCCGTCCGCTGATGTGCTGTGGTAGCTGTCAGGTTCTTCAAGCCAGTCCTGATCCCTTTTTCCAGTGACGCGATCTATCGCAGTGATCGTCAGCGGCTTGGGGTTGTTGGTGCGCTTCACCGTCTCGAATGCGTAACCGCTGAAAACAGCGCATAGGTAGTCACGAATGCGCCGGCGCGTGCGCTCCATTTCAAGCCGGATAACGTAGGGCATGCGCTTTTCCTTGTCGAAGTCGTAGCGCCCGCCGTTGCGGTTCTTGCTGGGGGTAACGTCCTGCCACATTTCAAATCTGATGACGCGACCACTTGTTTCTAGCCAGCCCTTGAGATCCCCTTTGTGGCAGATGCGGTAGTCACGGGCAAAGGCTTGGCCGTACTGCTTGATGTAGTCCTGCGGTATCTCGCAAGTCCAGCCCAGGCGATTGAGGGTCTGCACAATGCGAGCGAAGACCTGGCGCTTGAAAAGCACCTCCCACTCTTTCGCTGCTTTCCACTCTCTGGGGATACCTTCCTCCCAGATGCTGATGCTGGCGTCTCCGAAGTTGACGCTTCCCTCTCGTTGAATCTGTCCCTTTGGTGTGAGCATGTTCTTTCCTGACTTGCTTCTTAAAAAGGTGCCTCGCCCGGGGCACTATCGGTAGGCGCGTCTTTGGGGCCTGTGGTGCTGGCCGGAACTTTCAGCGCGGCGGGCAGATCGCCCAGGCCGGAGCGTCCTTCGCCGCCCAAGGCTTCAATCAGGTCGGGGATCAGGTGCGACAGTTCACCAGTGGCAATGGCCACATCGGTGTCGAACCCGCCATCGTCCTGGCTGTTGCCATCCATCACGGCATCGAGCAGGCAGATCTTCTTGAGCTGCAGGCCGTCCGTCAGTTCAAAGCTCACCCGGTCGTCCCAGGTCATGGCCAGCCGGGTTGGCAGCTTGCCGTGCTGTACGTGCTCGCGGATCTGGTCAATGTCCAGAGGATGGCGCGCGTAGCGAACGATGGCCTTGGATTCGTCAGCCGCTTTCAGCTCGCAGGCGCGGTCGATGGAAAAACCTGCGGGAGGCTCCTGCGTCATCAGCCAGTGCGCCATGGCAGCCTGCGGACTGGTCTGCGTATCCAGCAGGGCTAGGGCAAAGCCGGGCAGGCCTTCGACCAACAGCGTCACCACTTCATCGGCGCGGCCTTGGGCGCAGGTATCGAGCACCAGGGTGTGCGCCTGCGGGTCGATCCAGACCCACATGCTGCTTTGCTGGGTGAAGGCCATGGGCAGCAGGTCAAGCTTGGCCTCGTCCTTGAGATCGCGCTTTTCCTTCCTACCAGGCTTGCGGCCCTCGGTCTTTTCGATGTGCTCGGCCTTTTCATTGACCTTGCGGTTGAGGACGTTAGCGGGAAGCAGCTTTGACTCGCTCTTAAAGCGAAGCATCCACTGACCTGCCACGCTTTCTGCCAGTGGGCCGTGTTCTTCTCCGCGCGGCGGCACCCAGCCCACAGAGCGTTCCTGGGTCGCACCGCACTCTTCAAACACCGTCTTTTGCAGCGCTTCTTCCAGTACCTGCAGATCGCCTTGCCACGTTGGGACAATGCGATAGGTGGTCATGTTCTGTAGCATCCTGGGCTCCGAATAATGCGCGGGCCCGCGCTGGGCGGGCCTCTTGGGAAGGTTGGCTTAGGCGGCACGCAGGCCGTTGAGGGCTTGAATGCCCTTGGTGATATGGAAGATGGCCAACTGCTGCAGGTTCAGCGCTTCGGGCGACGCGGCTTCGATCTCGCCGGCCGAGCTCAAGAGCATCGCGGCCATGATGCGCTCGCTGTCTGCCTTGGTCTTGCCGCCGGGGGTGATGCCGCCCACTTGGTTCGCAACGTCCATGGCGATGCGGCCAGACATACTCATGGAAAAGGCGATTTCTGTTCGTGCCGAGCGCTTGCGGGCGGATTCGGGGAAGAGCATGTTCATCAGCGTGCAGGCCGGGCAATCACAGCTTTCACCATCACCGAGCGGCGGGGGTGCGGCGGTCTGAGGGCCATCAGCGCCGGGTACTGCTGGGGCACTGGCTTTATCGCAGTCTTCCTGCAGGGCCTTTTTGATTTCAGGAGGCGCACTTTCGAGCATGTCGTTGAGGAATGCGGCCAGCAGCTTGACGATGAAGTCTGGTTGGGAGGAAGGTTGGTTCACGGGTGGATCCTTATGGGCAACAAAGCAAAACCGGCATTGGGCCGGTTTTGGAAAAGAGGGGTTGGTCAGCGTCCGCTGGGCAAGTCGTACCAAGACCACTTGCCCTTGTTGGCAGGGTCAACGTAGCGCCAGGCGGGGTGTGTGCCTGTGGTTTCCTTGAGTTCATCCACCGAGTCCAAAGCGCATTGGCGCAGCTTCGCCAGGCCTTGAGTCATCTTGGGCGTCTTGTATTGGCGCGTCACAAACAGGGCATCGGTTGCGACCGTAGCCACGCCGGCAGCATTCATGCGCTGATAGTTCAGGCGCGCTGGTCGATACACGCCCTTGAGCTTTTCGACCACGGGTGCAGGAATGGGCAGCAGCTTGTATTCAGGGCCGAGCTTGCTCACGGTACCGAGCGGTGCGCCGCCGACAAAGACTGCTGCAGCAATCTGCCCAGCCTCGAGTGCCTTGAGCACGGCATCGCCGTTTTCGTGCGGCACCACCTGAAACGGGATCTCGGATTGCAGACGGATGACCTGGGCGGTGATCAGGGAGCCACCGGCTGCGCCTACCTTGCGCCCTGCCAGCGATGTGAGGTCAGTCAGCACTACCGCCTTTGCGCCAAAGCCCATCGTGCCGCCTTCCTTGAGCCCTGAGTTCACCGGAGCGACGATGTGCACCTGCTCGGGGTGCAGGGCCAGCAGCGTTTTGACATCGCCAAGATCTTCGGTGCGGGCGCGCAGCCAGAGCACATCGGACTGGGTGAATGCTGCGTTGACCTGATTGCCGACCAGCTGATTGATGTTGTCATTCGAGCCGGTGCTGGGGATTTCCACCACCGCCACATCACCAGCGCAGCGGGTGTTGAGCTGGCGCAGCATGGACGAGTAGGTGTCACCAGCTTTGCCGGTTGCGACACGCATCTGTGCCTGGGCTATAGGCAGCAGGGCTGTAGCGGCGAGGACTGCAGAGAGAATGATCTTCTTCATGGTGCTCCTTATGGAATGCGGAGGGATTGCATGGCGCTGTCATCAGCGGCGGGGGAGGCGGCTGCAGGTGCAGGGCTGGCGCTGGGCTGCTGGTACTCCAGCAAGACCCCGGCACCTACGACGCAGACCAGTAGCAACAGGGTTGCGATGATTCGATAGCTCATTGGCGTACTCTTTCTTGGATCTCGATCGCGCGAACGTCGATCGGTGGGGTGGCCGGGCTCGGCAGAGCCGGAGGCGCTTGCATGGCCAGGGCCGAATCCAGTTCCGCCAGAGCGCGATTCATGGACGACTGCACCGAGTCGAGCGATTCGGCAGCGAGCAGCTTGTTCATTTCATCGTCGGCCACAGAGCCGGAGAGCTTCTGCATGCGAATCGCGGCTTGGGCCACCTTCCACTTGTTGGAGGCCCGCGCGGTTGCCGCCTCAAACTCATCGGCATTGCGCTTGGCATCCGCGAGGCGCTGACGCTTGAGTTCCAGCAGCCGCTGCAGTCCCTTGAGCTGTTCGTCAAAGTCGGCGGCGTCGTCCGGCTGGTCGGTGCGTAGCGTCTTTACTTGATCCGCAAAGTTGCGCACCTCGGTGGCGAAGTTCGTCAGCTCTAGCTCGGCATCCTTGATACGGCCCCGGGCCTGCAGAGCGATGTTCTGCCGGGTTTCGATGGGGTTCTGCCGCGCTTCCTGCTTCAGGCCTTTGAGTTTCCAGTTGGCGAACTTCATGGAGAGCACTGGAGCACCATGCACGATGGCGAGCCCTAGCACCGAAGCCAGGGCAAGCCCGACGATGCCTTTCACAGCCAGGAAGACAAACGGAGCGATCAGGACAGCGCCAGCAAGGCCTATCCCCCATTTGGCCCAGGCGGCGATGCGGGCCTTGCGTTGTTCAGTAGTCAATGTAGTCATGCTGAAAACAGAAAAGGCCCGCTTTGTGGCGGGCCTGGGTTATCAAAAGTAATAGCAACAAGCGTTTTCAGGACTTGGGCTATTCGTGGTTTTAAGATCTTTTCAGGTCTGCCACATGCTCGAGCAGCTTGTCGCAAAGCTGGCGAAATCCTGCTGCTGCCATGTGTACAGCGCCACGCTCTCTGCGAATCGTGACGCCCAGGGCGGCAAGATTGGAGGCGTCTACCTTGATCACTTTCAGGCGAGCATTGAGCTGACCGAGGGTGATGGTTCCGCCCTGGCTGATCAGCTGTAGGAACTCGTCTTCGCTCAACTCGTTGAGGCCGAGTCCTGTCGGTATCGCTGGCGCTGCTGGATCGGTATGGGGTAGTGGAGCAGGGGAGCTGCTGGTCATAGTGTCCAAGGAGGATTGAGGCTCAAGAAGGCGACAGTCAAGACAGCAAGAATGCTGAAGCCGAGCCAGAGAAGCAAGGCCCAGCCGAGGCTGGGGGCGGGGGGAGCAGTCACGGCTTGCGGGCCATGGCCATGAAGAGGATGGCCACAGCGATCAAGGCCAGGGGCATAAGGTTGTCCATGCGGATCTAACCCTTAGCGTGTAGAGCCATGTCCAGTGCCGCGCGAAGCTGGTTGGCCGCGTACTGCTGCTGGGAAAACTGGCCTGTCCCGCCATCGGCAGCTTTAGAAGCTGGCACGAGCCCGCACTCAATGGCGGCTTGGATTGCGGCCTGCATTCTGGGTGCAGCCATCAGCATGGTGCGGATCTGATCGCCGGTCAGCCCGGTTTCCTCGCGCAGATTGAACATCTGTGCGATGAATTTGGCGTTTTCGCGTGCCGCGTCCTCGCCGCCTTCGGTGTCGGAGAAGCAGCCTGCAATCAACGAATGCAGGTTGGAGCCGAAGTCATGGGCGGCAACGGCCCAGCTCTGCTTGAAGGTTTGGCTCATGCGCGGCCCGGCTGGGCCTGCATTGAAAACAGGGGCTGCGCTCATTCTGTGGCACTCAGTCCGAGGCGGGCCCGGCAGAATGCAGCCGCGCCTTCCTTTGTAGAGTGGGCGATGCCGCGAGCGATCACTCGGTCATCCCAAAGGCTGACATCGAAGGTCACTTCTTCAAAGTAGTCCTTCTCAGTTGCTGCTTCGACATAGTAGGTTTCGCCGGACTGCATCAGGTGACTGATGCGGGTGTCCGCCAGTGAAAAACCGTTGATGGTGGCATCCTGGGGCTTGTGGCGATACTTGGTTTTTTCGTTCCAGAGGGGGTGCCCGTCTAGGCTGACCCAATCCGTGGAGCCTTCTTCCAGCTTCTGCCATTTCAGCCAAGCTCGCTTGGTCTGGCCGGAGTCCTTGGCATAGAGGAGCATTTCTTTGGCGTGTACGTGCGCGGTCATTTCGCCTGGTTCTTTCCTGATTCTTGGATGTGGGTGAGCTGACGGCGCAGGCGCTCGCAGCGTTCGTGGAACATTTCGACCGTCGCGGCTGCATGGTCGTAGGCGTTTTCGGCGCTTAGCAGCTCGCGCTCCGCTTCCTCGAGCTGGCGCTGCACGAGCACCTCAAGTGGGGGGATGCAGAAGGTGTAGCTCAAGCGTCTGAGCTTTTTCACGAGAGCGAACATGGTTCAGATCTCTTTCAGGCATTGCATTTCGGACTTGGAGATCCAATCAACGGCGTGGCCTGGAGGGCAGGCCTGCTGGGCCCCAAGCTCCGAGCGGGTCAGTGGGCCCTCAGCTGCTGCAGAGGCTTGGCTGCAAGCTGTGTTGGCCAGTGCCGCTGCAGCGCAGAGGAAAGCGGCGGCAAGGCGGGCGCAGCTTGAGTTCAGTCGTTGATTTCGCATGGTCAAGTCCAAAAAAATGCCCGCCCAGTAATGAAACGAGGCGGGCAAAAGTCAGCTACTGCTGACCCCACGATGACAAAAAAGGCCGGTCGCCAATACTGGCGAGTTCAGGACGAATTAAGGGAGGGAGGGAGGAGAAGCGCCCTGAGCCGGCACAAAAGGTAGACAGCACAGCTTTCCCTTGCCCGATGAGGGGCGAGCAGGGGAAATGCGCACTTTGGTTAAAAAAGTTGCTGTGCCATCTGGTGTGACCGCTGTTCGCCACCAACCAAGCAGGTCATGCTTGGCCGATGTTCCTAATTGCCGCCTGCTCGGGCCCATTCCCAAACAGACGTACCTGCTAGAGCGGTCACGCCAGATAGCCCTCGCTACTTTCCCGAGGTGGTCATTGATGCGCGCCTAAGACCGGCGCGTTCCTCTTGCAGTATTCCGGCCCAGCCCCCACGGGCCGGGCCATTGGGGTCGCGGGGCCGAACCGCGATTGCATCAAAAGCCGGTCTTGATACCGGCCCTGGCCTTTTTCGCCGCCAGGGCGGGCGCCGCAGGGCTACTTCTTCCACCAGCGTCGGAGCTTTTCCCTGAACGCACCCCAGGTGCGAAACTTGGAGCCAGCCCAGAAGCCTGCGGCGAAAGTGCAGCCGAGCGCTATGGCATCGACCAGCATGGCTTAGCCGTTGATCGCGGCGACAATCAGCTCTGCAGTCGAGCCGAAGGCTTCGGCTTCCGCCACGGTCTTCACATCCACAATGTCGTGCTGCGCGCCCTGGGCCTTGAGGTCGTCGTCCAGGGACTTCAGCCAGGCCGTTGCTGCAGAGTCCGAGCCCACCTGCACGAACAGGATGGTCAGGTCATCGTCGTTTTGCTGCTGGTTGGCCGTGTCGATGATCAGCTTCTTCACAGCGTCCTTGTTGTCGGGCACGCCATCGGTAAAGACCATGATGAAGTCCTTCTTGTCCGACTTGCCAGCCAGCTTCAGGGCTTCCTGCAGGGCTTCATACAGGGGGGTGGAGCTGACAGGGCGCATGCCCGCAAATGCGGCATCCAGCTTGTCGGGGGTGACGCCGTCATGTGCCTTGATGTCCACGCCGTTGAAGATCACCAGACCGATGCCGTCCGAGTCCAGCTTGTTCGTGTCGCGGCAGAACATGCCGAGTGTCTCCTGCACAGAATCCCAGCGCGAGCGACCTTTGACGTCTTCAGTGGTCATGGAGCCAGAGGCATCCACCACAGCGATGTAGTCGAATTCGGTCAGCTTTGCCAGTTGTTCAGGGGTGAGGGTCATATCGAGTTTCCAAAGATGCTGGAGAAAGAAGGCGCTCCAGCTTCGCCATAGAAAACAATGAAATCACCTTCAATCACTTATCTGGTAAGTGTTTGAAGCTATGAAATTTGAAACAAACGGGCAAAAAAAGAGAGGCCTAGGTAACGGCTTTGCCTAAAAGGCCTAGGGTGCGGTGGCGATCACGGCAGATGGTGAGCAGCGCCAGCGCTTCGTCTTCGCTCACGGACGTGCCTGCGGTGATCTCGTCCATTAAGCGCACTGCTTCTTCCAGCTCGGCTGGGGTTTGAACCTTGGCCAGGATCAGTGCCATTTCTGCAAACTTGTTCTGGCTTGTGGTCGAAATGCGCCGAGTGGCCTCGTGCAGTGCTTCCATAGGGCACTTGTTCTGACCAGTTGCGGTAAGCAGAATTGCGAAGCAGTCTGCTTGGTTGCGCACGGGCGCGGGAACCATCTGGCTCTCTGCTAGCAGCGATGCGCACTCCCTGATCAGTGATAAGTGCGACAGTGAGGGTGAACCATCCCCTGCGGTATTCGATGACTGCATTTTTCTGTGGTGGCGTTGAGTGATTGGAGCCTTTGCCGTTGCAAGGCCTTCAGTAGCCGCTCGGGGGCAGCCATGTTGTGGTGCCTCTCCAAAGAGAGGGGGTGCTGTCCTGCACCATCGCGGCGGTGGATTGGGCCAACTAGACCTAGCGCGCATGGCGCGTCGGTGTAGCCCACGGAGTCGAACCGTGTCCAATCCACCTGCGTGATGGCCCCGCTTAGCCCTGCGGGAGTGGGCAACGATCAGGGCTCGTATAGGCCCGAGGCAAACATTTCAATCTCCTTTCAACCTCAAGCCATCTGTCACAAGGCTTGAGGTTGAAGCCCGGATTACGCGCCGGGTCGCAGGGGCCGCTGGCCGCCCCAATGACGGCATCAATATGCCGCGCCGCTTTTTTGTTTCCCTTTGGTGTCATCCCGTCCGTTAGCTGCGCCACATAGGCGCAGCAGCATCAGCCTGCGAGGGCGGTGTTTCATTTGTCGGCTCTTGGATAGCTGGCGCTACCCCGTCACGGCCTCCCGCCTACGCTGCACATGCAAGCTGTGCTGTCCGTATCTTTTCCCAAGGCCCTTCACCGATTTAACGGACTGGCCACCGCGCGGAAATTCGCGGCGCGCTGCTGGCTCTCACCAGCCTGGGCCATGCCCCAGTGCGCAATTGACCCGGACGAATGCCCCACAGGTAGGGCAAGCAACATCGGGTGACGATTTTTTAAAGAGCGAAGCGGAGAGCATTTGCCCGCCGAACGGAAATGCATTTGCTTTTCTGATGTGGTGAATCTTGCCATAAGTGGAAAGAAAAATGCAAAAGAAGTCGATAGATTTTTTGAATAAAGAATCTCTCTTAATTAGAAATATCTTCAACATATGGAAAATTACTGTACGTATCATCAGTAGTAGAAACCACAATTGGTAAATAATTGTGTAGATAACTTCTGGAGACGTTAGTGGCCGGTGTATGGGATGTGGGAGAGGGCGGGGTGTTGGTTTGCAGGTGCGCTGAGGGCTTTTCGGCGCACGCGCTGGCGCTGGCTGCGCAGCAGCTGTGGCTGCACGGCGGTATTACTGGAAGAGCGTTTGCTTGGCTTTTAGAGTTGCCAGGTGTTCGTCTGTCGGAGTGGCAGAGACTCGAGCTGGCTGCGGTTTTGAGGGAGGCGCTGACCGCGAAAACGCTGCCCGGTGCAGTAGTTGTGCTTCCGGGGGATGAGGATTGGATGCGCCAGCAGGCCTGGTCTCTTGCGCGAGAGACAGGCGGGGTGCTGGGCGTCTTTGTGGAGAGAGACGAGGCCCAGGAGTGGGCCCGTCAGCAGGCGTTGGTCTTTATTGGTGAGTCCGTCTGGCGAGTTCGAGAACTTGCAAACACGTTGCATAGGCCTGTGTCGAGGCCCCCGGGTCTTTGATCTTGTCCAGCTGACGGGCAAGGAAGATTGCCTTGTCAGACAGGGGTTCGCCCTTGTCCGAAGGGGCGAAGTTGGGGTTCAGCAGCTCATGGATCTCCAGGCCAAAGGCCTTGGCAATCTTTTCAACCTTGTCTAGGCCAATTCCAAGGTCGGCATTCTGAAGTCGGGCTACGGTGCCCAGGCCAATTTCGGCGTCACGAGACAGGCGGCTGATGTTGATTTTTCCGTAGTGCTGCAACATCAGCTTTTCAACCGCTGTCCACAGCTGGCTTTTTGCGTCGGGTGTTGGGTTGGAATTCATGCCACAAATGATAAGACTTCCGTGTAATTTTCGTAAGTGGTAAGGACATTGCGGGCTGTAAGAGCTTGCCGCAAGTTGAAAATTGCTTTCCAGATATGGCAAGATATTAGGCATGAACGATCTCATGTCCGTTTTTGCCAAACTGCAAAAGCGAATCTCGAAACTTACTGGTGCCCAGGTCGATAAGCTGGCAGAACTGTCTGGCGTATCCGCGACCACGATTCACCGCGTCCGCTATAGCTACAAGAAGCCGCGCCTGGAGAACATTAGCGAGCTCCAGAAGCACATCGATGCCGCAGAACGTGCGCCCAAACGTCGCCCGCGCAAGAGCCAGCAGGTGGCAGCATGAGTGCGGCGCAGTCAGTCTGGGAGATCTCCCGCAAAGAAGCCAATACCGCGAAGCCCTCTGCAGTTGGGCGCGTCAAGCTCAACCAGCCTCCGCACTATGGTCGGATGAGCATGCAGAGTCAGTCGCGCGCTGACCTCCCAGCCGATGAGCTGGCGGCTCAGAAAGCCCGCAGCATTCTCAAATGCTCGCAGCTCTCAGCCCTGCAGCGTGGCAGGAGGGTTGTCGAGTGAGCCAGAACACACCGCACCCCGCGGCCAAGCCCGACATGCGCCGTCAATTGCTGGCAACAGCCCGCAGGCTTGGCGAGCAGGCAGCCCAAGCCGCACTGGATCGCACGGAGCAAGACGACCCCACGTTCAGCACGCGGGCTTATGAATTCATCGTTTCCTATGTGCGCGACCATGGCCCGGTGCCCGGTGAAGCGGTCACGTTGGCCGCGCGCTGCGCCGGTATCAAGCCGGCAAAGGATGACCGGGCTTTTGGCGCCGTGTATGCCAAGGCTCTGCGAGACGGAGCCATTCGGGTGGTGGACAGCACCAATCGCGTGCGGGGCCATGGCAGTGCGGGAGGTAAGGTTTATGGCCCAGTCTGAGCCACCGCAGCCGCTGACACCTGCAAATTGCGATCTGCAGGACTTTCCATTCATGCCTTTGGATGTGGCGCGCTTGCGTGACTCCGAATTGGCTTCCAACGAAACGCCTGATGCTTGCTGGGCTGCGGTTCTACTTTGGTCTGCGTCATGGCATCAGGTGCCTGCAGCCTCAATTCCAGACGATGAACTTTGGCTTGCAAAGCAGGCGGGCTACCAGCTGCGCGGAAAAATCGACAAGGCTTGGTTAAAAGTTCGTACCGGTGCATTGCGCGGCTGGGTGAAGTGCAGCGATGGTCGTCTGTATCACCCAGTCGTCGCAGAAAAGGCTCGCGACGCATGGCAGGCCAAGCAGCGGCAACGCTGGGGGACGGAATGCGCTCGCATCAAAAAGCACAACGAAAGGCATGGGACAAGCATTGCCCGGCCTACGTTTGATGAGTGGATTGCAGAAGGGTGTCCCCAGGGACAGCCGCTGTTTGTCCCTAGGGACACAACTGCGACAAATCAACGACAGTGCGGCATTGTCCCTAGTGAATTGGACTCCAAGAGACAGGGAGAGGGACAGGGACAGAGACAGGGAGATTCTTATTCCGTACCTGACGGTACGGACGGCGGCTCAGCGCCACCGGCGCCGGCAGCTCCGCCAGGCCCAGCTCAAAGCCCGAAGGAAAAGAGCCCCGAGGAAATGGCCAAGGTTGAGCTATGGCGCGCTGCAGTCTCTGTGCTGGAGCAGGGGGGGTGCCCTGAATCGCAGGCTCGGACGTTCATGGGGAAGCTGGTCAAAGACTACGGGCAGGACATTGTTCGCGATGCCGTGACCGCTGCTGTGGCTACCCAACCGGCAGATGCGCGGGAGTACTTGAAAGCCACCTGCTTACATGCAGCCGGTAAGCGAAAGCGTCCAAATCAGCAAGAGCAGCTGGAGGAGAGCAACCGACTGGCGGGCGAGCAATGGGAAGCGGAAATGCGCGCAAAGATGGCTGGAGGCGGCAATGCGTCTTGAAGACCTGACCAATTTCCGTTCGCTGGTGACTGATGCTTTGGCGTACTACGGCAAGGACTGCACGCCATTCGTGCTTAACGTCTGGTGGGCTGGTTGCAGCCGCTTCGACTACGAGCAGGTCGAGAAGGCGCTGCAAAAGCACGCCATGGATGCGCAGCGCGGGCAGTTCGCACCGAGGGTGGCCGACATAGTGCGCCTGCTGGAGGGCACCCACACTGACCGAGCAGCCATGGCCTGGTCGAAGGTGCATACCGCCATGAGCGATGTTGGCGCCTACACGGATGTGGTTTTTGACGATCCGGCGATTCATGCGGTCGTGGAAGACATGGGTGGATGGCCAAAAGTTTGCCGTTGGCCGCTGGGCGAGTTGAGCTATCTGCAGCACCGTTTCAGTGAGGCCTACCGTAGCTACGCGGCTCAGGAGCAATACCAGTTTCCGGCTCGCCTAGGTGGGGAGCGCTGCGCTGACATTGAGTTTGAGCGCAAGGGTTTGCCGCCGCCTATGCCGGTGCTGGTGGGTGATCCCCGCCGCGCGCAGGAGGTCTACAGGCTGGGCGGAGCAAGCAGCGCTGCTGGTGTTGGCTACACCGTGATGCAAGCGCTCTCGCTCGATGCTGGTCTGGTCAAAGCACTTCCCAAGCTGGTCTCGCCGGAGGCTGCTGATGACTGATTCCGCAGAAATCGTTGCTCAAGCAGCACTCCATCGCTCGAGACAGTTAACCGAAATTACTTCGTTGGCTGCGCTGACTGCGGGCATGAGCGGGCGGGACAGAAGGCTATTTGCGCGGGCGTTGAAGAAATTGGCGGCCCGTGGAGAGCTGCGTCGCTTCCGCTTTGATGGCCGTTTGCACTTCGCCCCTCTGAGCCGTGCGGGTGATGCCGCATTTGTTGCCAAGTTCGCTCTGGAGTCAACTGCTTGCGGGTGCGGCGAGGGGAGCTGCATGCCCTGGTCTGGCAAGTTTTTCAAGCCGCGCCAGGGCCCGGTGGTGAACCTCGACGGCAAGGAGTATGTGCTGCGCCGTGTGATCTATGAGGTGCGAACCAGAAAAAAGCTGGCGCAGTCGGAGTCCGTTCGTCCTTCCTGCGGCGAAGCCAACTGCATCCACCCCCAGCACCTGACCAAAGAGCCGCGCAACACGCCGCTGATCGGCAGGGCCCGGCTGCCGTCCACACGCGAAAAGCTGGCCAGGGCTCAACAAGCCAAAGCCCCGTACTCCATGGAAGAGGTTCAAGCGCTGCGCGGTCGCTGCATCCGCGGCGAACTGACACGAGTGGCCGCGGCCAAGTGCCTGGGGGTTTCCGTGGAAACCATGGAGCGGATGGTGAATGGGCTGGCGTGGCGTGACTTTTCCAACCCCTATCAGAGCCTGACGGCATAGGAGAGACAAATGAGCATAGTGGGCATTGACCCGGGCCAGTCCACTGGCCTTGCAGTTTATGAAAAGGGCAAGCTGCACTGGTTGCATACCGTGAGTGCGGATCGGTTGGAGCAGTGGCTCGCCCAGCACCCCGCCCAGTTGGTCATCTTTGAAGACTCGCGCAAGACCAGCAAGACCTTTACCGCAGCCAAAGGCGTCAGCGCAGCGGCGGCTTTGAAGATCGCCCGCAATGTGGGAGAGATCGACCGACTGTGCAAGGACATCGAGGCCATGTGCAAGCGCATGGGGATTGAGGCCTACGGCGTTGCCCCCCTTGCCAAGGGCTCAAAGGTCAATGCGGGGGACTTTGCCCAGATTACCGGCTGGAAGACGCGCAGCAGCCAGCACGCCCGTGACGCAGCCATGGTGGCTTGGCCCTACCGCAACAAGGCGAGCAAGGCATGAGTGCCCAGCGACTAGCTGCCGTAGAGCGCGGCCTGAACGGGATGGAGCGCAAGGTTCTTGAGGCTGTCCCCATGCAGGAGCCATGGAACGCCAAGGCGATCCAGGGGGAGCTGCACCGTCTCGGTAAGCCCATGGAGATCAAGCAGCTGGCGGGTTGCCTGCGCAGCCTGCGCGATGCTGGGCTGATCAAGCTCAATGCCACCGGCGAATACATCCGGGTTGCCGTGGAACGCCCCCGTGCAGCCAAAGCGCCATTCCCAAGCACACCACCCATACAGGCGAAAGCCGAAAGAGAAACCATGACTTTGACAGCAGCACCAGCGCCAGCAGCTTGCGCCGAATCACCTGCCAAGGTGGACTTTATGGCCGTGCTTGCCAAGAAGGCCGCCCGCCTGCGCCAGGAGGCAGACGCGCTGGACGAGCTGGCGCTGGCAATAGGTGAGCGTGAGCAGCAGCACGAGGCAGATCTTGCCAAGTTCAAACAGCTGCGCGAGCTGTTGAAGGGCATCTGAGCACCATGGCCGGTATCCAGATCGTTCGCAACCCCAGCGTTCAAGCCAGCCCGGCTGATCGTGATGTTGCCATGCGCGTGCTGCTGGGTCACATCGATGGCCTGGGTGAAGACAACCGGAAAAGCTGGCGGAGATTTCTTCGGCGTCTGCTGGCGCTGGAGCCCGGCGGCATCGTGGAGATCAACACCAAGCAGGCCCGGCTGGGCTGGTACCACCGCAAGCACATGGCCTTGGAACTCGCATTCTTCAACACCCAGGACAAGTTCCCTCAGTTCGACCGCTTCCGCGACTGGCTCAAGCTGGGCGCGGGGCATGTGGACTGGGTTCCCACCATCAATGGGATGGTGCCGCTGCCCAAGTCCACCAGCTACTCGAGCATGGAGCAAGGGGAAATGGAGCGCTTTCACGGGCATTTCGTGGACTTCATGCGTACCGACTACGCCGGCACCACCCTCTGGCCGCACCTGAGCCAGACCCAACGCATCGACATGGTTGAAGGGATCTTGGGAGGGTTTGACGAGTGACGGACTTCATCAAAGCCTGGGTGCTGCTGTTGTTCTGGTCGCCTGAGCTGCTTCGCACGCTGGCGCTGGACTTGACGGGCCGCTTCTACATCTTTCGAGACTCGGCCGACGAGTTCATGAACTTTCTAGCCTGGCTGCAGGTGAATGGGCCTGACTGGTGCCGCGACCAGCCTCGCTATTTCGCCAGGGCCAGTGACGAACGCGAACGCCGCGCCATTGTGAAAAGGAGCCGTGCATGATGAGCACGCGATTTGAGCTGTACGAGGGCGATTGCCTTCAAACCCTGCGTGGCCTAGCCGAAAACTGTGTGGACAGCATCGTGACCGATCCGCCGTATGGACTGGCCTTCATGGGTAAAAAATGGGACTACGACGTTCCCAGCACAGAGATTTGGGTCGAATGTCTGCGCGTGCTCAAGCCAGGCGGTCATCTTTTGGCATTCGCTGGCACTCGCACCCAGCACCGTATGGCGGTGCGCATCGAGGATGCCGGATTCGAGATACGCGACATGATCGCGTGGCTGTATGGCAGCGGCTTCCCGAAGTCGCGCAACATCGCCAACGACATGCAGGAGCCAGGCAATGCAGCCGCGTGGGCTGGTTGGGGCACAGCCCTGAAGCCGGCTCTGGAGCCGATCACCCTGGCGCGCAAGCCGCTCTCCGGCACCGTGGCTGGCAACGTGATCGCGCACGGTACCGGGGCGCTCAACATTGGCGATTGCCGCGTGCCAGCTGAGCCGATGCCGCCGAACACGGGCAGCGGAGGCCTGCCGCGCCGGAGCGAGGACGAGCAGCGCGGCCCCGGCGTCGTCTCGCAGCCGCATGAAGCTGGCCGCTGGCCCGCTAACTTGATCCATGACGGCAGCGCCGAGGTGGTTTCTCTGTTCCCTGCCCAGGCTGGGGCAGCAGCACCCGTCCTCCGACGCAACGGCGACAAGTTCCAAAACAGCTATGGCGCCTTCGCTGGCAACGACAACGAGGGCGGCAGCTCTTTTCACGGCGACAGTGGAAGTGCAGCCCGCTTCTTCTACGTGCCAAAGGCCTCGCGCTCTGATCGAAATGAGGGCTGTGAAGGCCTGGAGCGCAAGCCTCTACTCTGGTCCAGCGGAACACAGAACCCTGGCAGCTTCCAGGCCGAAGGCACTGACAAACGCAGCCAGAACAACCACCCGACCGTGAAACCAACAGCCCTCATGGGCTATCTGTGCCGCCTTGTGACGCCAGCAGGCGGTGTGGTGCTCGACCCATTCATGGGTAGCGGCAGCACTGGTAAGGCGGCAATGCGTGAAGGCTTCTCCTTCATTGGCTGCGAGTTGAACGCCGAGTACTTGGCGATTGCCAAGGCTCGTATTGAGCATGAGTTGGCCCGCGCCATGTCAGCGCCTGAAACAACAACCAGCATTAACCAGCGCGATCTGTTTGCAGAGGTATCCCTGTGACTCTTACCCATTTCCCCCTCAACACCCAAGGCCGAGACTTCGCAGTAGGTGACATACATGGCTGCTTCAACCGCCTGCAGAGCCTGCTGGATGAAATGGGCTTCGATCCAGCGAAAGACCGCCTGTTCTCCGTGGGTGACATGGTTGACCGAGGCCCCGATAGCGATCAGGTGCTTGACTGGATCTCGCGGCCATGGTTCTTCCCGGTGCGCGGCAACCATGAGGACTTCGCCATTCGCTGGCCCAACGGCCACATGCAAAAGGGGGATTACCTGGGCAACGGTGGCGCATGGAACCTGGGCAACCCGGTGGAAGTGCAGAAGGAGATTGCTGCAGGGCTGAAGTTCCTGCCACTGGCCATCGAGGTTGAAACCGAGGGTGGTTTGGTCGGCATCGTCCACGCTGACATCTACGGCTACGACTGGCGCGGCTTCACTGACATGCTGCAAAGCCGCAGCAAGGCCGAGGCCGAGGAAGCAGAAGAGCATGCAATCTGGTCGCGCCGCCGCTTTGACTATCACGACAAGAGCCTGGTGACCGGCGTGCGCGCCGTGGTCGTGGGTCACAACCCGGTGGATCAAGTGCTGGCGCTGGGCAACACCATCCACATCGACACCATGGGCTGGCACCGGGGGGCACTTCACGCTGCTGGATCTGGCAACCCTGAAGCCGTGGGGTGGCGCATGAACAGGCAGGGCATGACTATCGATGATTTGCTGAGGCGAGAGCGTGAGCAGCAAATAGGAAAAGCCGACCGAGACAGGATGTTGCGCGACTGGATGAAGCCGCACATCAAGCGCCTGTCGGGTACTTGGGTATGTGTGGGCCGGGGCGTGAAGGCCACAGGCTTCTCTCCGAGCGCTGCGTACAGTGTCTGGTTGGTGCAGCAGGAACGCCAGGTCAACTATGCCTTGCAGGCTCGGCCCATTCCCGCGCGCCAGTTTCTGGAGGGGTGGCAGTGCTGACCGTCCGTAAATCGATGAAGCGTACCGGATTCAAGCCGCGCGGGCTGGCGCTGGTCACGCCTGAAGACATCGAGGCCAGGCATGAGGCCCGTCAGCAGCGCCTGGCCGCATTAATGCTGGTGGAAGTGCGCGAGACAGCGCCTCTCAATATCAGCACTGAGGTGGTAGCCGTGCCCAAAGAGGACGCGATTGAGTACGAGCCATACCGCCGCCTTGTGGCGAAGCTACCCTGCATGTTTTGCGGGATTGAGGGCTACAGTCAGCATGCCCACGAAAACGAGAACAAGGGCAAGGGACTGAAGTTGGACGACCGGCGCGCGATGGCGCTTTGCTGCACCCGTCCGGGGATTGAGGGCTGCCATGTGGCCTTCGACCAATATCGGCTGCTGCCTGGGGGGCGGGATGCTCATGTGGAGCAAGGCAAGCTGTGGAGCGCACAGACGCGCCAGCAACTCCGTAGGGAAGGGCGCTGGCCTGCAAAGTTGCCCCATATGCCTGGTGAGGAAGAGCTTGCGTTTGATGGGTGATGGCCTGGTTGATGCACCTGTAAGGCCTTGATTTTTATGGGTGCAGCACTCGTCGCAATAAAAAAAGGCCCGCACGAAGCGGGCCCCTCTGGAAGGTCGATTGACCGGAGACAAGTCAATCGTACCAACCGGAGAGAGCATGAATTCATCTGAGAAAGCGGCAGCGACCAGCACGGATCGCGTGTATGAGGCCATCGTGGAGCTGCACAACGCGCAGCAGCCTGCTACACGCTATTCGGTGCAGGCGTTGACCGGCCTTCCACTTGGCCGGGTGGACGACAGGATCAAAGCCCTGGTTGAGCGCGAGCGCATCAAGCGGGTGCTCAAGGGGCAATATGTGCCCGTCGAGTCGCACCCGCCAGCACGGGCAATCAGCAAGACGCTGCTCCCGAATGGGTGCGTCAAAATCGAAATTGGCGACGATGTGCTGACGCTGACGCCTGCCGAAGACCGCGCGCTGGCGCTGCTCCAGGCGGGGGCAGCTACTCAGGTCGCCCAGATTCAAACCGGGCAGGCCATGACAGAAATGGCAGCGACCATGCTGATGAAAGTCGAGCAAATCGAGCGCAGACAGCTGGAGAGCCCCACGCTGGAGGTGGCGGCAAAGCTGGCGCAGGCGGCCACGACCATGGAGAGAGTTACGGCAGCCGCACGGGCCGCAGGTATGAAGGTGGATGAGCGCCAGGGAGAGCTGGCGCTGGACTGATCAGCTCAGATCTAGTTCATCTGACGGCGGCTTGGTCGGCAGCTTCGCCTTTTCCACGACCGCCCGCAGCCATGGTAGGCCCCCTTCATCAATCTTGGCCCATGCCTTCCGGGACAAGCGAATGGAGCGCTGCTCAAGCCTGTCTGCGTCTGGGACTGGAGGCCGACCCCGCGACCGCTTCGGTGTGTTTTCCATGCGCACGATTTTAGCGTCTTTGATGTGATGCGGAAAATATATTAAATGTGATTCAAAAAATGCTTGCTCGTAAGCATTTAATGAATCACAATAAATTACATCGAACAACGCACAAGGGAGAGCACCATGAACATGGCCGAGAGGGGGGTGATGTGAGCAAGCGCATCAAGGAAATGCTGGCGCTGCTGGAGAAGTCCGGTGCTCAGCAAATCGAATTCAACGGCAAAACCCAAGGCCAGCACCTGAGCTTTGATGTGCAGGCTCCGAATGGCAAGCGCCAAACCTTCTTTATGTCCGGCACGCCCAGTTGCTGCCGCGGCGACCTCAACAAGCTTTCCAAGGTGCGCCAGTTCTGCCGTATCAACCACGCCTGAAAGATTCACATGCCTTCTATTTCCGATGACGACCTGTGCAGTGACTGCGCCCATTGCACCTATGTGCCGGAGGCCGAACGCCATGCGTGTGCCAACGACTTCCCAGGCGCGACGGATGACGACGACTACGTGATTAGCTGCGTGGAGTTCATGCCGCGCGTCCGCACATACCGCCACTACGGCCTGGACTACGGCATCGCGGCTGAGTTCAAGGACACCGACGAGGGCAAGGCCCAGGCCAATGCCTTCATGGAAGCCAACCCGCACACCGGCCTGCTGGCCGTGGAGTCGGGCCGAATCATCATCGCCGCGCTGGCGGACAGAGGAACCAAGCCATGAGCATGAACCGCACGCAATACCGCACCGCCCGCCGCCTGATCCGCGACAACGGCCGCGCGGCCCTCAAGTGGCTGGATACCAAAGGCCGCGAAGCGATGGAGCGCCTGATGGACGAGCGAAACGCAAAGGACATGCTGGCCGAGCGCGCCGATGTGGTTGCGTACTGCCAGAGCGTCGGAACCCACCACACCGCCCTGCACACAGTTGACCTGGGCTTGTTGAGCCGCTTTCACGAACGCAAGTACAGCGCCTGACACAAACCTCCAAGGGAGAACAACATGAGCGAGATTCACACGAAGGGGCGGCTGACCGTCCATACACATGGACGCATCACAGCTGGCCCATTCCACAGCTACACGAACGGTTCAGCTCAAGAGCAGTTCGCAATGGTCACAGGCTTCACCCGCAGTGACAACCCAACCGCGGAGCGTGACGCAAACGCGCGCCGTCTGGCCGCGTGCTGGAATGCCTGCGATGGCATTCCCACCGAGAAGCTAGAAAAGGCCGCAGACGATATATCGCCGGTGTTCCAACTGCTGACGAACGCGACAGCGGAGGCAATTAGACTGCGCGCCGCCCTGGAGGCATTGATCCGTGATGCCGACTCGGAGCCGGACTCAGAATACCTGCAAGGAGCAGGAAAGAACCGCGTCGCTGTCCACCGCAAGGGCATCGAGCGAGCCCGTGCTGTGCTGGCCGCGACCACCGAAGCCGCGCCCCCGCAACTGGCCGTATCCAATTTTGACGCCCTCATAAACGCCGCCCGCGAGCAAATGGCAGAGCGCATAGAGAACATCAAGGACGACCGCAGAGGCTTCTACACCCCGGAAGACCTGGAGAGCGCAGAGGCAGAGCGCTTGCAGATCGAGGCCCAGGCGGAGGCCCTGGAAGCCTATTCAAAAGCCGTGACTGCGGAGGGCTGACCCATGGGGACAACATACCGCGTCACTGTCATGTACCTGCTGAAAGCCGCGCCCGTTCGCAAAGCAACCTATGAGGGAGTGAGCGATATTGAAGCAGCGATGGATCTGGCCAGAAAAAAAGTGCATCTGGACGATGAAGCTGCCAACAGCAATCGTGTCATCCTCGAATGCACTGGCGCAGTCTGCTGGAGCTATGCCTACAACGATGTGGCCATCGAGCGCGAGGATGCTTGAGAAGCTGCCTAGCTCAAGCAGAAGCAACCCATACGAACCGCCCATCGAGGCGGTTTTTTTACGACCCCGCATAGGGTTTAGAGATTTTGGCGCCGCTCCAGACACTGGGGCGCATGGCCACATCACCGGCAGGCAAGCGGCCTGCACCGAAGAAGACAGCGACCCCCAAAAAGCCCACTGCACCTAAAAAGGCCGTGGGCATTTCTGCGTCCAAGGCCAAGGCCGCAGCGAAGACTAAGGCCGCCACAAAGGCGCTGGCTAGGACTGCTACGAAAAAGATAGCTATAAGCGGCCGCCATGCAGGTGATTTGACCGATTTGCAGAGTCGGTTTGTTGACGAGTATCTGATTGACCTCAACGCCACCAAGGCCGCCATTCGGGCTGGATACAGCGAGAAGACAGCGGCTGTAATCGGTAGTGAAAACCTAATAAAACCTAATATAGCTGCTGAAATTCAGCTACGAAAACAAGAGCGACAGCAACGCACAGAGATTACTGCGGACGTTGTTCTGCGTGAGGTGTGGCAAATGTTCCGGGCCGATGCCCGCGAGCTGGTTGAGGTGCGGGTGGGCTGCTGCCGCCATTGCTATGGCGAAGGACACAAGCGCCAGCGCACTGTGGCGGAGATGAATGCAGCCCGTGAAAAGTGGATCGACTCGGGCAAGGTGCCACTGGATTTCGATGAAGAGGGCGGCATTGGCTTCAATCCTCTGCTACCGCCTCATCCAACCTGCCCTGAGTGCGGTGGCGATGGTTACTCGCGTGTGGTGCTGCACGACACCCGCAAGCTCTCGCCAGAGGCCGCCAGCCTCTACGCTGGTGCCAAGCATGGCAAGAACGGCATTGAGATCCAGATGCATGACAAGGTGGGCATTGCTGAAAAGCTGTTCAAGCACCTTGGCTTGTACGAGGCTCACAACAAGCAGCGCAATGCTGCTCAGGAGGCGCTGGCCGGCCTGGCTACTTCTGAGCTGCTGGCATTGCAGGCCCGACTGCTGGGCGGCGGGGAGGGCGGGTGATGGATGTATCCCGCCTATCTCCCGAGGTTCGCGCCGAGATGCTTGCTCAGCTCAAGGCTCTGCTGGCAACTCGCAAGATCGACACCATGTACCCCGAGAAGGGGCCGCTACGCCGTGAACTCTATAAGAAGCATCTGGAGTTCTTCAAGGCGGGCGCTACCTATCGTGAGCGGTGCGCCATGGCGGCCAACCGGGTGGGCAAGACCGAGGGCATGGGTGGGTATGAGACTGCCTTGCACCTGACTGGGCGCTATCCCCACTGGTGGGACGGAAGGCGTTTTGATCACCCGGTCAACTTCTGGGCTGCCGGCAAGACCAATGAGACGACCCGCGACATCGTGCAGAACAAGCTGTTCGGCGCGGTCACGGGCGTAGCCCAGGCCAAAGCCTTTTCCGGTACCGGGCTGGTCTACGGGGATTGCATTGGCAAGATCGCCTGGAAGCAGGGCGTGGCCGACCTCGCAGACACGGTGATGGTCAAGCATGTCTCGGGCGGATGGTCGCAGTTGGGCCTCAAGTCCTACCAGCAGGGGCGCGGCAGCTTTGAGGGCACGGAGCGCCACGGGATATGGCTTGATGAAGAGCCACCGCTGGACATTTACAGCGAATGCCTGATTCGTACTGCCACCACGAACGGCATTGTCTACATCACCTTCACCCCGCTGGAGGGGACGACGGGGACGGTGCTGATGTTCATCAACCCCGAGGCGGTGGGGAAGGTGGAGGCTGACTGATGCCAGCCGTTACCGAAAGCCGCTACCTCGTCACCGCTGGCTGGGACGATGTGCCCCACTTGGACGCAAAGACCAAGAAGGAGCTGTGGGACAGCTCGCCACCTCATGAGCGCGAAGCCCGGGCGCGCGGCACGCCCACGCTGGGCAGCGGCCGTATCTTCCCTGTGGAAGAGGACAGCATCAAGGTCACGCCCTTTGCCATTCCCGCTCACTGGCCGCGCATCAATGGCATTGACTTCGGCTGGGATCACCCCACGGCAGCTGTGCAGCTGGCCTACGACCGCGAAGCGGATTGCATCTATGTGGTGCACGTCCACCGCGAGAGCCTGCAAACCCCGGTCATCCATGCCGCCACGGTCAAGGCCTGGGGGCCGTGGGTTCCTACCTCCTGGCCGCATGACGGTTTGCAGCACGACAAGGGAAGCGGCGAGCAGCTGGCCAAGCAGTACGCGGCAGCTGGTCTGCTGATGCTCAAGGATCGCGCCACCTTCCCCGATGGCTCCAACGGGGTTGAGGCCGGGCTGATGGACATGCTCGAGCGCATGCAGACCGGTCGTCTCAAGGTGTTCAGCCACCTCAGCCTCTGGTTTGAAGAGTTCCGCCTTTACCACCGCAAGGACGGGAAGGTGGTCAAGCTGCGCGACGACTTGATGAGCGCCACCCGATACGCACTGATGATGCTGCGCAAGGCCAAGGTCAGGCCCATGCCGCAGGCGCAATCCCAGAACAACTGGGCCCCACTAGATAGAGAGATTGGGTACTGACATGCAGCCTATGACACACAAACCCATGGGCGACAACGCCCAGCAAGCGTTTGAACGCGGCTTCAAAGACACCATGGCCACAGTCATGCCGGGTACCGAAGTGGAGGATCAGGACACTATCGAGGCCAAGATCCGACACGAGCGCGATACCTTTCTGCTCAACCTCATTGCAAAGCGCCGCGAAGCTGTCTCTGGACGCAACTCATCCGGCATTGAGTTGGAGTGGAGCGAAGACGAAGAGCATTACCAAGGCATTGATGATGCCAACCGGGCATTTCACGCTGCCAACCAGCTCTATCGCACCTCCAAGGCCCATATGCTCGGTAAGGATACGACGGGCCCGGCCGGGCCTGCGCGTTCCGTGGTGTTCCTTAATATCACTCGCTCCTATGTGGATGCCGCCAGCGCGCGAGTGTCCGACATGCTGCTCCCAACGGATGATCGGGCCTGGGCTATCAGTCCGACCCCGATCCCGAAACTCACTCCGTACCTGATGCAGCAGTTGCGCGACATGATGGGGCTCAGCTATAGCCAAAAGGTGATGGAGCAGTTTGTGGATCTGCAGATCCAGAACGCCAAGACCGCTGCCAAGAAGATGGAGCAAGCGATTGAGGACTGCTTGGTCGAGTCCAACTGGCACGGCGAGATGCGTCAGATGATTGAAGACTCAGGGCGCATTGGCTCGGGTGTTTTCAAAGGCCCGTTCCCCGTGCGCCGCGTGGCTCGGATGACGAAGCGAGATCCGGTGACAGGTGAAGTCAAGTTCATTCGCCTGTCTGAAATCAAGCCTGGCTCCAAGCGCATTGATCCCTGGAACTTCTTCCCTGACCCTGCCTGCGGTGAGAACATCCACAACGGAAGCTACACCTGGGAGCGTGAGTATCTGTCGAGCCGCAAGGTCAAGGAAATGCTCGAAATGCCTGGCTATGACAAGGCTGAGCTGATGGCTGTCCTGCGTGAAGGGCCAAAGTCCGCCCGTGAAGGTTCGGAATCAAGCCATCGACAGAACGATGCCGAGTTTGAAATGTGGATTTTCCACGGTCACTGCGCGGCCGAGCACCTGCGCATGTACGGTGTGGAGCTGGAAGATGATGTGGAAGAGAAGATGCCCACCATGGCCGTGGTGATCAACGATCGACTGGTCAAGATCACTCTGTCAGCCATGGATGAGGGAGAGTTTCCATATGATGTGCTGGCCTGGCAGCGCCGCCCTGGCTTGCCTTGGGGTGTGGGTGTGTCCCGACAGATCCGTACTGTGCAACGCATCTTGAATGGCTCCGTTCGCGCCATGATGGATAACGCAAGTCTGAGCGCGGCGCCCCAGATCATCCTGGGCAACAAGGTGACACCCGAGGACGGCAACTGGACTTTGTACCCGGGTAAACGCTGGCGCGTTGAGGCGGACTCAGACATCACCGATGTACGGCAGGCGTTCAATGCCTTCATCGTCCCAAGCGTTCAGAACGAGTTGATGAACATCATCAACTGGGCCATGTCTATGGCAGAGGACACCACCGGCTTGCCTGCCATGCTGCAGGGAATCCGGGGGGATTCTCCCAATACGCTGGGAGGCATGCAGCTTCAGGATAACAACGCATCCAGTGTTTTGCGCCGTCTGGCGCGCCGCTTTGACGACTATGTGACCCAACCACATATCCAGCGCTATTTTGACTGGATGATGCAGTACAGCGACGACGACAGCATCAAGGGCGACTTTCAGATCGATGTGCGTGCGTCTTCTGCACTTCTGGAGCGCAGCAATCAGCAATCTTTCCTCATGCAGATGCTGGCGATCTCTAAAGACCCGACATACGGCCTCGACCCGGCGCGCCTCATGAAGGAGCTGCTCAAGGGGCAGCGCCTTGACCCCGAGCGTGTGGCATTGACGGAAGAGCAGAAGCAGGCTCAAGCGGAGAAGGCCGCGCCGCAAGACCCGACACTTCAGGCGCGTGCACAACTCCTGTCCGCCCAGGCCGAGCACACTCAGGCTCGTACCGCCGTGGAGCATGTCAAAGTCTCCGTGGAGCAAGCACGCGCCGAGCAGCTTCAGGCACAAGCAGCGACAACGAATGTTGAGGGCATGTATAGCGCTACCGAGGCGGCCAAGAACCTGCTGATGGCATCCCCTGTGGCGGGTGCCTCTGACGCAATTTGGAAGTCGGCTGGTGGGACAGACAAGGATCTGCCCCCGGCGCTCCCCCAGGTGCAAGGCAATGAGTTGGTGGCAAGTGGGCTGGTTCCACCACCTCAGACCAATACCAACCCCTTGACCCCCGCCAATCCAGCATCGCCTGCTACAGGAATGATGGCCGGCATCGAAGGGGGCGGCGACTGAACTGCCTGTGGGAGTAGAAGCTGCTGGACTTGAAACGGCAGCAGTCCCCATCCATTTCCGTCCATTCCCATCCATTCATTCCTATCTGGCAACCATGACCATTGACCACAAAACCCTCACCGACGAAATCCTGGCCACGCCCCAAGGCGTAGCTCGAGCTATCAAACTCAAGGACGCGCTCGGCAATGACTTCGGCCATATCACCTGGGTATGGGATAACGATTGCCTGAGTGTGGCGACTCAGAAGCTGCCGAATGGCTACGAGGGCTTGGTGCTGGGCGTCGAAGACATGGTGGGAATCCATTTGGAGGGCAGCGCCTCGGCGCCAGCCGAAACCCAGGCCAAGGATCTGGCGCTGCAGCTCATGATCTGGGGTGCTTGTGTTGTGCCTTCCCCGAATGAGGGCGGCGCGCCAAAGCCAGCCATCGGGCCTATCACCCTGGATGTGGATACCGCCTGGGGCAAGGCACTGGCTCATGTGTCCTGTGATGGTGGTTTCATTCAGATCGATGTGTTGAACGCATGTGCACAGCCGCCGTTCTTTGTGGTGCTAGGTGAACATCTGGCCGCCGAGGTTCTGCCCACCATCAAGAAGCTGGTGGAGGGCGCCCCTTTGCCCTCTAGCGCCAATATCACCGAGCGCGTGGAAGGTGCTGTGAATGCTGGTACCAGCGCGCTCACCCAGCCGGTGCCGCTCGGGGCACCCAGCGTGCAACACGACATCTCGCAGCCTCATTGATCAAGCGCTGAGTTCCTGAGCTGATAGCCAAACCGCCCACCGAGGCGGTTTTTTCTTGCTTGGCCTTCGCCGCCCCTGCATGTGGTTTAGACATTCCCCCTCTCTCTACGAGCATTCATCCATCAGTAACGCGCGTATTGGCTGGAGATATGAAGGCGCCCGAGCTTGAGATTGATTTCGACTCCGACGCCTGGAAAGTCCTCGAGGCCCATGCACGCAAGCAGCTGGACGATTTGCGACTGAAAAACGATGGCGTCGGCCACGACCTGCAAGCCACTTCGGTCATCCGGGGACGCATTGCGGTGTGGAAGGAGTTGCTGGATATGCCCAAGAGACGCCGAGAGGCGGAAGACCGGGCCAGTCGTCAGATCAGCCCAGGCGGCTACTGAACCCCTAGACGTTTGGAGCAATACGCATGAGCATGGAACAGGAAGACCAAGGTTTTGAACAAGGCTTTGCCTCTGTGATGAACCTCGAACCCGAGCAGCACGCACCCGCAGCTGATGCTGCCGATGCAGGTAATGCCGGTGGCGAGGTCGAGCAGGGCGCAGCCCAAGACAATGCCAATGGCTCCGATGCTGGTGCCCCCGAAGCGCCCGCTCCCGAAGCGCCCTCTGGTGAAGCGGGTGCAGCTGAATCTGGTGAGCAGGGCGCGGCCCAAGCTGCCAGCGAGCAGGGGGGCGCAGGGGATGGCGGTACGCCGGCTGATGCAGATCCAGACCCGAACGACGAGGTTCTACTCGATGGCCTGACCCGCCGCGAAGTACGCAACCTCCTATCGCGTGCCTCCGAAGTGGAAGGGCTCAGCGCGGGCCTGCGCAAGGTTCACGGAAAGATTGGCGAGTTGAACGACCGGCTCCGCAAGGCCCCGGCTGAACATGCCCCCGGTAACTACGGCGGCATTGCGCTCTCTGGTCTGGAAGGTGAAGCCTTTGACAAGGCGGTCACGGATGTGATGGCTCAAGCAAAGATTGATGCTGCCGCATTCGGTGATTACTCCGAAGAAGGCCTGGTGCGCGGCATCGTGACCACCATGCTCCGCATGCAGCAGCTCCAACAGTTGCCGCAGGTACAGAAGGTGCCGGCTGAGCCGGGCGGGCAGGGCGCGGCCTTGCCCGTGGACATGCCGCATTCCGCTGCAGCTGAGGGTCACACCCCGGCTGAATCCCAGCACGTAGACACGGCCTCGGCCGAAGCTGCCCAGCAGCACAGCGATCCCAGCATCCACGTTGAGCAGTTGGTGCTCGACCGCGTTCGCCCCGGCTGGCGCGAGACGGTTGCTGGACAGGAATTCAATCTCTGGCTTGGTGCGCAAGACCAGTCGTATCAGCAACAGTACCTGCAGGCCAACACCGCCGAGAAATTCGCCGGTGTGCTCGACACGTTCGGGCAGTGGAAGACCGCGCGTGAAGCTGCCGTCTCCAAGAGTGCCAAGGCACAGGAGCGCTTGGAGCGCTCGCTGACTCCGACAGGACATGTACCCAAGCCTGCTGCCGCGATGACGGAGGACGAGGAATTTGAAGCCGCGTTCGCCGCCGTCTCCAAGCAGCGCCTGTAGGCCTATCGGCCTGTATGAAAGGATGAGTCATGCCTCAGTTTGAGAGCAACAATCCGACGCCCCGGATTGGCAAAATCAAGGGCGAAATCCTGGCGCACGCCGTCAGCTGCGAAGTGCTGGGCCTGACCGGTCAGCAACGCGGCATGGTCAAGAATGCGGGCAAGACCGTGGTGTACCGCCGCTATCTGCCCCATGGCGCGGCCAATACCGACTGGAACACCCGCAACCGCCCCAAGGCAGACCCCGCAGCTCATGAGCTGACCGAGGGTGTGACCCCTTCGGCGGATTCTCTGGTGCCCCAGGACATTACCGTGACCATCAAGGAATACGGTTGCCTGTACCAGCTGACCAACCAGACTGCTGACTTCTACGAAGACGATGTGTCCTCGGAAATGAAGAAGCAGTGCGGCGAGCGCATCGGCCTGCTGCGCGAGATGATCCGCTATGGCGTGGTCAAGGCGTGCACCAATGTGTTCTACGCTGGAAACGCGTCCAGCCGCGCAACCGTGGCGGGCAAGATCACTCTGCCCATCCTGCGCAAGGTCAGCCGCGGCCTGCAGGCGAACCATGCCAAGCGCGTCACCGGCATTCTGGCGCCCAGCACCAACATCAAGACTTCCCCTGTGGAAGCCTCGTATCTGGTGTTCGTGTCGTCCGATGCCGAATCCGACATCCGCGATCTGCCCAAGTTCACTCCGGTGGCGGAGTATGGCTCGCGCAAGGTCGTGTCTCCCTACGAGCTGGGCTCCTGCGAGAACTACCGCTTCGTGACCAGCCCCGAGCTGGCTCCTTACCTGGGAGCAGGCGCGGCTGTAAGCGGTACCGGTTTGCTGGGCGATACCAATGTGGACGTGTACCCGTTCGTCGTGACTGGTGAAGACGCCTGGGGCCAGCTGGCTCTGCGCGGTGCCAACGCGCTCGATCCGACCTACATCCCACCTGGCACCAAGGACAAGTCCGACCCTCTGGGCCAGCGCGGCTATGTGGGCGCCAAGTTCTACATGAACTGCGTGCTGCTCAACGAAGGCTGGATGGCGGTGGTTGAGGCCGGCGTCTCCGATCTGGTCTAACCCCACAAGGCGGGCTGCTGTGTAAAGGCGGCCCGCCTTTGGTACTTCTTCAAGGAAACACAAATGAATGGATCTACTGTCGGTCGTCGTGGCGGCAAACAGCGTGAAGTGGATGCCGGTGCCGAGTACCTGGGCGCGGCCCCCGAGTTGATGCTGGGCGATGCTGCGGGCGATGTTGAGTCAATCGTGACCGAAGTGGGCATGGATGCCGTGGCACAAGAGGCGTTCATGAACGATCTGCTGACCATCATCGTTGCCTCCAATGGTGCCGACGATGAAACCCCTAGCGTGCCTGTTGGCGTCAATGGCTCGTTCATCTACCTGCCGCGCGACATCCCCATTGATGTGAAGCGTAAGTATGTGGAAGTTCTGGCCCGTGCCAAGAAGACTGACTACGACCAGACGCTGGACATCGCTCTGGGCGAGCGCATGAACAAGCTGACTCAGCGCCATGTGCTCAAGTACCCGTTCACAGTGATCAGCGATCCCGATAGCCGTGGCCATCAGTGGCTGCGCGAGATCCTGGCCCAGCGCCGCTAACTCAAGCCGGGCGCGCCATGACACTCGAAGAGCTCATTGCTTTGTACCGCCGCAGAGCGCAGGACACGGAAGAGCCCCACCTGTGTGACGACGACACCGTGCGCCTGTACTTGAGGGAAGCGCAGGACGAGGCCTGCCGCAGAGGGCAACTGCTCTTGCAGTCCACCGGTGCCATGTGTCAGGTGCAGTTCCAGGCCGGCGCCGAGCTGATCCAGCTCGATCGCAGGGTGCTGAAAGTGTTGCGCTCCTACGTGGATGGTAGCCAGGTCAGGGTGGTGCCGGTCGATGTGATGGATCTCAATCATCCCAACTGGCAGTTTGACACCCTGCGTGACAAGCCAAGGGTCTTGATTTCTGGACTCACAACAGATGCATTGCACCTCTGGCCCATACCCAGCCAGAACGGGGAGGTTCGGCTGAGCGTTCAACGGCTCCCTATGAAACCGCTGCTTGTGGATTCGGATAAGCCCGAGATCAGGGAAGAAGCGCACCCGGCATTGGTGGAATGGGTCATGCATCGCGTGTATGGAACCCAGGACGTTGACCTGTACGACCCGAATAGATCCGAGATCGCGCTGAGGAAATTTGAAGCTGAGTTCGGTAAGAAGAGCAGTCTGCGCAATGAAAACTGGGTGAGGGACGGTGCAGGGGCATTGCCCGCTCCGCTGGCCTGATCCCGAAAGGATAGGCGATGGCCAACCCCAAAGATGAATTCCAGCGACAGCAGCAAGCTGTGGCAGCTGCTGATGCGAAGGGCGGACAAGTTCAAGGCTTGGCTGTCTCGACTGACCCCAGCAATGCCAGCCGCTTTGCCAAGGTGCCCCCGGGCATCGGTGGTAATCCGCTCGTTCAGCAGTCGGCGCAAGCGGAAAAGAACACGAACCCCATTGCGGAAGCGGCTATGACCACGCCTGCTGCGCCAGCTGCCTCCCCTAAACCAAGCGCGCAATCGCCGGGCTTCACCCCAGCGCCAGCTACGAACTCTGCTGCAGGTTCCGCAGCTGCCGTGCCACTTTCCCCGCAGGCTCAGTCCGATAGAGCGCGAGTCGGCGCAGCCTGGGATACCGTCAAGGATGTGAACGACGACGCCGGCCGGGCCATTGCGGATATGGCGATGCTCGTGCCTCGCGGCGTGGCGGGTGCGTATGACAGCGCCGTGGTTCGACCCATGCGCGCCGCCGGCGTCAATGCCAGCTACCTGAGCCCCCATCTGGTGCCTGATGGCGTCGATCCAAGTAGCATGACGCCGTTCACCGACCAAAAACGCATGCAGCAGGCCGCCAACAGCAGAGCGCCTGGCGCTGCAGCTGTGCAGCCAGCTCAGACCGCTGGTGCCGGAGCGGGTACCTCTGAAGTCGGTGGCGGGCGCGGTTCCATCAATCCGCCGATGGCTGACCCCAGCGCACCGACCACGACCCTGGCCGGTGGTGCGACAGTAACGGGCAACCCCATGGCCCAATGGGATCGCACTGGCATGACCAATGCCGAGGTGGCACAAGCCAACCCGGGTGGCCGAGTGACCATGCAGCGCCAGCCCAATGGAACCATGTCTTTCAGCGGCACTGATGTATCGGGGCCGGTGTCTTACGCAGATGGTGCGGGCAAGCCGCTGCCTGGTGCAGGCATTCGCGGCAATGGCTTCAGCCGGGTAGATTCGACCCCCGCGGGCGCTTCTGTTGGCATGGACGGCGCAGGCAACTATGCATTTTCGAGCGGAAACCCGCTCACCAATGGCGCATCTGCTGGCCGGTCTCCTGTGGGAATGTCTGTTGAACAGGCTCAGCGCGAAGGCTTGATTGGTCAGCGAGTCGGATACAACCCTGCATATGACCAGCGGCTCACGGGCGAGAAGAGCCAGGCACCTGACAAAAACACTGGAGCTGCATCTTCTACAGTGGATTCTGCGCTCGCATCTGCGGCTGCAAGGGGTGACTTTGACGCTGTGCGCGCCCACTACGCGGGGCGCGGCCAAGAGTTTGGCCCGCAGGGGGCAGCACAGGGCACGGGTGTTCCTGCATTCGAGGCTCCTACTGTGCGCCACAGCGGCAATGACTGGGCGGCGCGTCAGCAACTCAAGGATATGGAGGCTTCTGCGAGTTCGATCACCAACCGTGCCGAGTGGCGCAGTGGCAGCAGCACCCCCGCATGGGGCTCGCGCCATCAAGGGCAGAACGACCCGGACGGAAAGGTCGCGCGCTTCAATGCTGCCACCCAGGCCGATCTGGCTGCGCAAGGCAAGGCGCCTGACCTGCAGCAGCGCACCAATGAAACGAATGCCGGACTGCAACGCGCCGCCATGAGCGAGCAGGGTGAAAACTACCGGGCTGCCGGCAGAAATGCCATCGCAGCTGCTGGTCTGGCTCAACGCGGCCAGGAAATTAGCTCTCAGGCGGAGCTGCAAAACCTGGAGGTACAGCGCGCTCAACGCAGTGCTGGCGTCATGCAGCGCTATGACTCAGCCAAGGATGACGCAGAGCGCATGCAGCTCATTCGCCAATACCCTGATGTATTTGGGCAAAAGGCCATCGGGCCCCAGGGCAAAGACCGCTACATGACCGTTGGCGGTGGAACGTCTGTGGTGGACGGTCAGACAGTGCGCGAGCCAACCATGGTGTTCGATACTGTCACTCAGCAGTACGTTGGCGGGGGTGCGCCTGGTGGCGGTCAGGCCGGACAACCAGCAAAAGCGCCGACCTACGAAAAGGATCAGATCTACGTCGATCCACAGTCAGGTGCGAAGCGGCGATGGAATGGACAGAGCTGGGATCGCGTGTAACAGCTCAGTTGCGCAGAGGGACTGCACGGGCCGGGTTGAAGTCATCCCCGGCCTTTTTCATTTCTTGGTAGGTGCTCAAGGGAACAGCGCGAGAAGGGTCGAAGGTGTCATCCTTGCCGGCAGCACGATTGGGCAGGGCTCCCGGGCTGGAAACAGGTACGCGCCCTTCGGCTGCGTCAAACTGGTGGTCGTTGGTTCGTGTATAGACCGTGCCTAGCATCAGCAGTGCGGCGCAACCGATGCCCACCGCGATTCCAATGGCCTTGGTTGGGAGGTTCACAGTGAAATAACCAATGGCCGTGCCCAGCAGGCTCCACCAGAAGGCCTGAGCGAACATGGCCGGCAACGCCGATTGTTGTGGCGTCATACCGGTGGCGCTCATTAATCCGATGGCCAGCATTGAGCCCGCCAGCAGTCCGCCGGACATCGATACCCCCCAGATAACCCCGGCGCCCGCCGCCCTGAACTGCATGCGACGCATGTAGTGGGCAGCCAAACAAGCAATGGCTGTGCACAGTGCGAAGTAGATCATTGGAGCTCCCCTTTTTTGGCGGATTGTAACTATTGTCACTTGTGGCATGAAATAGTCGCGTTTGCGGGGTGCAGCCCTGCATAGGGTTTAGCGTTTTGCGTGCCCCGGATGACATTGGGGTATGAGCGCAAATGACCAATTCGACCCCAGCCGTGCCGTACCTGTGAACTCTGCCGCCAGCCAGAAGCCGGAAGACGACTTCAACCCTGGTCGTGCCGTACCGATGAATGCGGATAACGCTCTGGTGCGCGGCTGGAAGTCGATGAGCAACTCGGTGGGAATCACCAAGGATCTGGCAACGGGTGATGCAGCGGCTGTGGCGCGCCGAGTCAAGGAATTTGACGACTACAACCGCGTCAATCCTGGCAGTCAGCAGGGTCAAGAGCTGTCCAAGGCATGGGAGCAAGGCGACGGCATCACGGGCGGCATCGCAGGCGTTGCCGGCGAAATCGCCAAGGATTGGAAGGAAGCACCCAACTGGGTAGGTGGCGTGCGCTCGGTGGCTGGCAATGCAAAAGCCATGGGCGATGGCCTGGTTGCCCAGGTGCCCAATATGCTGGCACCGATGGTCGGTATGGTGGGCGGTGGTGTTGCGGGCGGCGCGGCAGCGGGGCCGGTTGGTCTGGCTGCTGGTGCATGGGCAGGCGCCTCTGCTGGCAATACGCTGGTCGAGGGCGGTGGCATGCTCATGGATCGCCTGAACAAGGCTGGCATCAATCCTCAAGACACTGCGGCCGTGGAGAAGTTCACCCGCGAGCAAGGCGATGCTGCGCTGGGTGATGCTGCCATCAAAGGCGCCATCATCGGAGCCGTTGATGCAGCCACCGCTGGCGCTGGCGGCAAGATCCTGAACGCGCCGGCGAGAGCAGCGGCAGACCGTGCACTGACGAAGATGGGCGTTGACATGACGGACGGCGCGGCGGTCAAGGCCGCTCAGAAATCCGATGCCTTCAAGGATCTGGTCGCCAAGGATGCGACCTTCCAGGCTGCAAGCTCAGGCGCTGGCAATGTTGCCCGTAACGTGGGCGTCGCTGCTCTTGATCCCGCAGGCGAGTTTGCCGGCGAGTTCGTGGGACAGGGCGTTGCCACCGGTGACTGGGACACCAAGAACGCGGCATTGGAAGCGATCTCGTCCGTGGGGCAGTCGGCCCTCATGTACGGTGGCCAGAAGGCCTATCAGGCGGCGACCAGCCCCCTGCGGGACAAGCGCGCGAACGAGTCTGACAAGGCCGATGGCGAACCGGAGGCAGGCAATCCAGTGCCGCTCATGCTGACCAATCAGCCCCCCGACACCTTGTTCACCCATCCAGACGGTTCTACAGGACGCCGCTCCGAAATGGAGTCGTACTTGAACAGTCTCAATGATGGGACGCCTGCCGGCGAGCGCCGGATGATGAAGGAGCGTGCCCGCTTGTTGGGCTATTCCTCGCCCGAGCCCTACGAGTTTGAAATTCCTGATCTCGTGCCTTGGCAAGAGGACTATCGCAATCACTCCTTCGGTCTGCCGTATCAGCCACTGCAAGATCATCTGGGCGCCGTTCAAGCAGCCGTGCGTAGCGGAACCCAGTTCACAGATCAGCAGACTGTCGATGCTGTGCGCTCCACCATGGAAGACGCTTGGCTTGAGGCCAACGTAAAGCAGCAGCCCGCGTCGGCGGTCGAGGCAGCCAGCATTGCCGGTCAGCAGATGGAGCAAGAACTGGCCGCGGCGGCGCCTGGTGAGACAGGTTCCACAGCAGCTGTCGATGCCCAGGTGCGCACCAGCCGAATACTGTCTGGTCTGCAGAATGCCATGGACAGCGGTGCCATGGGAACAGCCCAGTCCATCAACTATCTGAACGAGGCCCTGACTCGCATTGGTGAGCAACCGCTCGCGCAGGACGAGGCAGCGCGCGCTCGCCGTCTGCTCGATGCGCATGCGGCATTCACCGGAAAAACCACGCCCGCGCCACTGCCGGGTGATCTCGCCGCTCAAAACCCTTTGGTCGATGAGTTTGCCGACAACGCGGCATTGGAGTCCCTGGTTCGGCGCAAGCCATCTGAGCGACTGGGCATTGATCCCAGTGCCGGGCCCAACTCGAAAGCCGCAGCAATGGCGGTCGATGCGGCGCAGTCCGAGCCTGCAACCCCTGCCATCGATGCGGCTCAGCCTCTATCGCTCCAGAACCCGCTGTTGGCCATTTCATCCAGCAGGGAGAACGCCGCTCCAGCGGCATCGCCATTCAACATCAACGGAGATCTCGATGGCCGTGAAGCCTATCAAGCCCAGCAAATCAGAGCGCAACAGGCGCAAGCAAGAGCAGCGCAAGGCAGCGAAGCTGGTGGCCGACAAGACCAAAGCATTTCAGGCATTGGCAGTGCACCTGGGCATTTGGGGCAAGGCGTAGGCTATGGCACCGCCCCAGCTATCAACAATGGCCCGCAAGTCCCAGCGCAGAATGCAACGCAAGGCCAAGCGTCAGAAGCTCAGACTGCTACGGAAACAGGAGCGCGCGAAACACGAGAACCCAGCACCTTCTCAAAGTATGCAGGTCAGAGTGAATCCTCTGAGGCCAATGGCGCTATAAATTCAGAGGCGAAGCAGGCGGCGCAACCCGCTTCCGACGCCATGACCATCGGCAGCACCCCCAAGACTGGCGATGCGGTGTCTGTGCGCGACGGCGTTGTGTATCTGGGTAACTATGAGGCGCTGGACTACGACAGTGGCGAACCCATCACGGTTCCCGCCGACGCAACTCGTGGCCAAGTGGCCCAGGCCCTGCGCGATGGCGGGGTACTGACCGACCGCCAAAAGGTCTTCGGCCTCAAAGACCGCGAGCATGAGCGCATATCCGGCCCGGTGGCCCCCGCCGTTCAAGCTCCGGCTCCTGCGCCGGCCGCCAATGCGCCTGCACCGAATCCTGCGAGGCTGCGCCAGCAGAAGGCCATCGAGCGTATCAACAGCGAGAAGGGCGCCTACTTCTTCTCCAAGTCCAAGGCCGATGCATTCCTGGCCGATAACGATCTGCAGGACGGCTATGAGGTCGTGCAGCAAGAAAAAGCGTTTGCCATCAAAGCCAAGCAAGCGATCGCGGCAGCCGTGGAAGCGGAGGCGCCTGCTGCCGGAGAAGCCAATCCCGTCACCAATCAGAATTCTGGTACCGGCATTTCCGGGCGCGATCTGGGCGACGGCTGGGCCGAATTTGCCCCTGAGTCGGGCACCAAGTCTGTGCCTCGGGCAGAAATGCCTCAGATCAAGGCCGAGCACCGCGGCGCCATGGTGAATTTCATGAACGCGCGCGGCGTGGCCCATGAAGAGGCGACAGTGCCTGCTTCCAGTCTCAAGCCCACCCAGCGCGAGTTCAGCCGCGAGAAGGTAGAGAAGGCCAAGGCCTATACCGGTGGCAATCGCGCCATCCTGACATCCAGCGACGGTCATGTGCTGGACGGCCATCACCAGTGGATGGCGGCGCGCGAGAACGACGAGGATGTGCGCACCATCCGCCTGGACGCGCCCATTGATGAGCTGGTGAAGCTGGCTCACGACTTCCCCAGCTCTACTGTTGCTGATGGCGCTACTGAAGGCCAAGCGAAGGAGGATCAGGGCGAAGCATCCCAAACAGCGGCAGAGCGTGCCACACAGTCGAATGCTGACTTCATCAAGGCGTTAGCAGAAGCCCGTAAGGAGCTGCCTGCTGGATTTGAGATCACCCCCATGGGTGACACGATCTCGCTCAAGGAGAAAGGCAAGTTCGCTGTTAATGGGCTTGGCCGCAACCGTGCAGGGGTGGAAGAGGCTCTGCGACAGGCGAAGCAGCGTGATTCTCAGAATAAAGCTGAAGCCGCTGCACCTGAGCAAACCAAGGGTGAGAAGAAAAAACCGCGCCTGGCGGAAAGCGCTGATGCTCTGTGGAAGGCCATCAAGGAAGCAAGCAATGGTGTTGTTACCGAGCGCGGTATCCGCTATCCGATCATGGAAGTTGTCGGGGGCGATTGGTTCATGATGGATTCCAATGCCCGCTTGAAACTGATTGATCGTGGCGCTGCGAGCTTGTCCTACTCCGAGCCAACCGATGCTCAGATTGCTGAGTTTCACGATGCCTTGGAAAAAGACCAGGTGCAAGTGCGCGTGATGGAGCGTGCTGGTTACGAGTCCGACTACAAGAACCCTAAGACCCTGCAAATCTTGCATAGCCCCTCTGGCATGGGCTTCAATTCGGCTGCCCGGTCTGTCATCCACAAGATGGCGTTCAAGAAGACGGAGGCCGAGCGCATTGAAAGTCAAGCTTCCGTCAAGAAGGCCGCAGAGCAGGAGGCCAGAAAGGCATCCCGCGAGGTCGAGCGTGACTTGTTCCGCCAGATGACGGCGGCCAACGGCGGCATGGCCGGCAAGAGTCTGGATCAAGTGACCGATGCGCTCAAGCAGCAACTCGGCTCCCGCGACGCCAGCACCGCGCTCAACCCGGTGCAGATTTCCCGTCTGGCTCGCGCCATCCATAAACAGCTGCAGGCCAATGCGGCACAGCTGGCTAAGGAAGCAGCGCGCGATCCCCAGGTGAAGGCTGATGCCCAGGCCGAGGCCTTGGGCAATGCCTTTGGCGAGGACGTATCGCCCCAGAGCAAGGGCGATTTCCTGCTGGGCTTTGACCACGCATTGGCTGGCAAGACCAAGAGCACGCTATCTGGTGCCGGCCTGGCCGACATGGTGAAGGGCTACGAGGCCGCGAGCGAATGGATGGGTACCGAGGAAGGTGCCGCCTGGTTTGAAGGCAAGCGCCGCAAGAAGCTGGAAAACACGGGTGTGGATCTGCGTCGCCACTGGGAGGCCATGAAGGCCCAGATGAAGGCCGGCGAGTCCGATATGCAAAAGGCATGGAAGCAAATCGAAGCGGCCACTAACCGCGCCGAGCTGTTTGCGCCATATCTACCCGAGGGCTCTACCCCTGGCTGGGTGGCATACGTGTCTCAACTGCGCGGCATTACCAAGACGTTCAAGCAGTTCATGTTCGACGGCCGAGCAAGCTGGTATGGCTCTGTGGCTGTGTCTCGTAAGGGTAAGGAAGCGGCCAATCTGGAGTTCGTTCTGGACGGCAAGCGCTACCCCGGCGCCATGTCGATCGAGCAGCGCCAGCAGTGGCAGACCGACCCGGTGTTCCGCATGGCTCAGCTGCGCGAAGCTGCTGAGCTCTATATAGAGAAGGTGCAAGAACTCACGGCATTCCTTGACGGCGCCACATCGCTGAAGGAGGCCGCTGATCGCTTTGTGGACACCATGGTCGCGGAGAAGCACCAAGAAAAGGCCCGCAACCGCGACACCTACTACAGCCGCTATGAGCGCATCAATGCGGATCGCCTAGACGGTGTGCTGTACGGCGTTCACGGCGGTGGAGTGTTTGACCGTGGAGTGTGGAATGGCGACTCCTACGATTTCACCAAGTTCCGTGCGGCTAGTCCCTGGGCCTCGGGCCTGATTGCGAACGAGGCAACGCATGCGTTGCCCACGCGCGCCACGCCGCTGACACCGCCCAAGCTGGATCGTGTCGATCGCGCCATGTCCAAGGATCATCGCGGCGGCAAGGATGTGACGCCCGCGCAGTTCAAGGCACAGTTCGGCTTCGCGGATGTGGGCTTTGGCAACTGGGTCGGAGCCAAGAACGACCAAGATCACCTGAACTACGCCTTCGACGCCTTCATGGATCTGGCTGAACACTTCGGCTTTGCGCCGAAGAACATCGGTCTGGGCGGTGTGCTGCATTTCACGGTAGGCGCGCTGGGTCATGGCAAGTTCGCTGCACATTTCAGTCCCAACCACCCTGGGCCCAATGGCCGCGTGCAGGTCATGAATTTGACCAACACCAAGGGTGACGGAACGGTGTACCACGAGTGGGCCCATGCACTTGACCACAACCTAGGTGGTGAATGGGATCGGGTCAAGGTCATGATCCTCAACGCTTTCAAGTTCAAGGCCTATGAGGCTTCGGACTGGGAGCGCGTGGCCCGCAATTTCCTAGTGGGCGGTTCCTACTGGCAGGGCAACAAGAACCAAGACAAGGTGGACGCGGCCATTCAAGGCCTGCGCTACTACGCCAACACCGGCGCTCGCCGCGGTCTGACAGCCTATAAAGAGAATGCCGACAAGCTGGGCAAGGACTATTGGGGCAATGACGCCGAGCTGCTGGCACGCGCCGTTGAGGCCTGGTCTGCGGACAGCCTGGGCGGCATCAACTCCTATCTGGTCAATCAAGACTGGGTGGGCGACGGCAAGGTGACTCAGGCCAGCGGCTATCGCGGCACGCCGTATCCCACCGGTGGAGAGCGGGTAGTGTTTGGGCAGTACCTGACGGCTCTGGCCAAGTCCGTGAAGTTCACCGATGGCAAACCCACTGTGACCGTGACAGACTTCGAGAGGAATCTGCCTGCGAACATGGGTGCTGGTGAAGTGCGACGCAGGGAGCTGTTGTCCCGGGAGGGTATGCAGGCCTATTTCGAGCAGGTGCAGGAAGAGCGCGCCATGGCGGCCGAAGAGAAGGCCCGTCTTGAACTCGAGAAGCAGGCCGAGGACAAAGCCAAGGTTGATGCCATGGCCGAACAGGCCCTGGCCGAGCTAGAGGCAATGAGCAAGCCCGCGGTAGTGGACGCTCCTGCACCTTCGGAATCCCGCGGCCCTCTGTCCGATGACGACCTGAGCGCAATCTTTGATCAGGCGGCAGCCGAGTTGCGCGAGCAAACCCAGGAGCAGCCGAATGTATCGGCCACCAACGAAGCAGCCGCTATCAGCGAAACTGTTGCTGCTACTGTACAAGCAGCGGCCGGACAGGCAGACAAGACCGCGGCTAAGCTGATTGCCGAGGCTGCTAAGCTGGGCGTGACCGGCGCCAATGAAGCGCTGTCGGGCCTGGCCAAGCTGTTCGGCGGCGGCAAGGGCGGTCGTCTGAACTCCTTCCCGGCCGGCTTCGATGAGGAAACCTACAAGGCGGCTAAGCCGCACTTCAAGGCTGCGCTCTCATCCTTCCAAGCAGCTGGCAAGTCTCTCAAGGATCTGTTCAAGCTGCTGATCCAGAACTTTGGCGATGGGGTCAAGGATTACGCTATCCAGTTCGCCAAGGATGAGGGCCTGTCCGCGCAACTGGGCAAGGCACCAACTGCTGGCGCTGCTCGCAGCCCCTCGGGCGTACTGGCCGACTGGGTGAAATCCCAGCTAGAGCGCGGCGCGGCTGATGGCAGTTTCGACTGGCGCGCATTGTTTGAACAAGCTGATTCCGCCTTTGGTGGCACGCAGGCTGAGGGCAAGTACACGCCCAAGGATGCCTACGATGCCATGGAGGCGGGGGTTAACCATTTCATTCTGTCCCGTCCCGGCGAGTTCAACCCGAACGCCAGCCAGGATGCAGCTCACATCATCGTGGAACGTCTGCACCGCATCACGCAGATGCTGCCGACTCAGACGAAGCGCACTGCGGAACAAGATGAGTTCCAGCAGTTCAGCACTGTCCCAGCCCTGGCCTATGCAGCCAACTGGGCGGCAAACATGGATAGCAGCGACACGATGCTGGAGCCCAGCGCCGGTATCGGCGGTCTGGCGGCCTTTGCGAAGAATGCAGGTGCTAAGCTGATCCTGAATGAACTCAGCAGCCGCCGCGCTGCCGTGTTGCGTGAGGTGTTCCCGGCAGCCAAGGTTTTCACGGAGAACGCTGAGCAGATCGACAACATCCTGCCCGCGACGGAGATCCCTTCCGTGGTGGTGATGAACCCACCCTTCAGCGCGACCGCTGGTCGCATTCAAGGCAAGCGTGACACGCATGTCGGCGCCCAGCATGTTGAGCAGGGCTTGAAGCGCCTGGCCGATGGTGGCCGTCTAGTGGCCATCGTGGGTGAGGGCATGAATCTCGACCGCCCGGCCTTTGCCGACTGGTGGAAGGGCATTCGCGCCAAGTATGACGTGCGCGCCGTGATCCCCATGGATGGCTCCGGCTACGCCAAGTACGGCACGACCTTCGACAATGCCATTTTGGTGATCGACAAGGTGAAGCCGTCCAATCGTCCTATTGTCACAACTCCTGCCAAGACTTACAGTGACCTCATTGGCAGCCTTGCCGAGATCCGCAATGACCGACCAGAATCTATTTTCCCGTCAAACGATCGTGACGGACTTGAACTCGACGCCGCAGAGCATGCACTTGCTGAGTCTTCTCAAGCAGGCAGGGGTTCCGCACAACCCGAACAATCTGGTAGTGACCAGCGTTCTGATGTGGGCCGCGCAGAATCTGGCCGGGGACAGGGGCTGGGCGCAGGAGGTGGAGGGCGCGGCAGCGCTGGCGGATCTGGAGTCGCCGGAAATGATGGCGCAAAATCTCGCCCAGGCCGAGGTGCTGGAAGCAACGACGCTCGAGGAAGCCGCGATGATTCTGCTACAGGAGGTGGCGGATCTGATGCCGCCCAATCAGCTCTAAGCATTCAGGCGACTGAGCAGGCCGGCGATCCCGAAGCTGGCCTGAGTGACTCGATCTTTGAGTCCTACCAGCCCCAGCGTCTGCAAGTACCCGGTGCCAAGCCGCACCCCGGCCCGCTGGTGCAATCTTCGGCCATGGCCGCCGTGTTGCCGCCCGTACCGACTTACACCCCGAATCTGCCCAAGGAAACGATTGAAAAGGGCTTGCTGTCGATCGCCCAGATTGAGGCAGTCGTTTATGCGGGCCAGGCCCATCAGGAATTGCTGGAGCCTATTACCGTTGATGGCAAGGATGTCGCTTATCGCCGCGGCTTCTTCATCGGTGACGGTACCGGTGTTGGTAAGGGGCGCGAGATCTCGGGCATCATTCTGGACAATATGCGCCAGGGCCGTGAAAAGGCTGTCTGGATTTCGGAGAAGCCCGGGCTGCTGCCCGACGCACAGCGCGATTACTCGGGCATCGGCGGCGATTCCAAGCAGATCTTCAATGTCAGCAAGACCAAGGCCGAAGAGCAGATCAACGCTGACAAGGGTATCGCCTTCCTGAGCTATGCCACTTTGCGCAGCGGCGCGAAGTCTCAGGAAAATGTTGCCACTCCCACCACCAAGGCACAGTTCGCCAAGCAGTTCCCCAAGGGCTTGGATGTAGTAACCACCAACGGCCGCGGCACATTCCCTCTGGATCACATCGACCCCAAGGATGACGGCGGTAAGGTCTGGGTTAAGGTGGGCGGTGAGCTGAAATTCATCCGCTATACCAGCGTGGAGTCCATCGGTGGCCAGAGTGATTGGCTGTCGGGCCGCAGCACGCAGTCGGCCAAGGGCAGTAAAAAGGAAGGGCAGTCCCGCCTGGATCAGCTGGTTAATTGGCTGGGTAAGGACTTCGACGGCGTGATTGCTTTCGATGAGGCACATAACGCCGGCAATGCCGTAGCCCAGAAGGGCACGCGCGGCCAGTCCCAGCCTTCCGCCCAGGCCCTGGCTGTGGTCGAGTTACAAAAGCGTCTGCCCAATGCCCGAGTGGTCTACGTGTCCGCAACTGGTGCGACCCAGGTTTCCAACCTGTCGTTCGCCACCCGTCTGGGCCTGTGGGGCCCGGCAACACCTTTTGCCGGTGTGCAGAACTTCATTGCTGAAATGACTGCTGGCGGTCTGGCGGCTATGGAGCTGGTGGCGCGCGATCTGAAACAGATGGGGGCGTACATGGCCCGCAGCCTCTCCTTTGAGGGCGTGACGTATTCCCGCGTTGAACATCAGCTGTCACCGCTACAGCAGGACATCTACAACCGTTTGGCTGAGGCGTGGCAGGTCACGCTGCAGAACATTGACGCGGCTTTGAAGACCACGGGTGCTGTGGGCGAAAACGGCAAGGGCTCTTCCTCGGCCAAGAGCGCAGCCATGTCCGCATACTGGGGAGCACAGCAGCGCTTCTTCAGCCAGGTCATCACCAGCATGCAAATGCCTTCGGTGCTTGAGCAGATGGAGCGCGACGTTGCCGATGGCAAGGCCCTGGTGCTGCAGCTGGTCAACACCAACGAGGCCCAGCAGAACCGCTCAATCGCCAAGCGCCGGGAGGAAGATGAGTCCGCCGACTTGGAAGAGCTGGATCTCACACCACGCGATGTGTTGATGCAGATGGTTGAAAAGTCGTTCCCTGTTACCCAGTTCGAGGAGCAGGAAGACGATTCGGGCAAGAAGATCCGCGTGCCCGCTAAGGATTCGCAAGGCAACCCGGTCATCAACCGGGAGGCCGTGGCCATGCGCGAAGCTCTCCTAAAGGATCTCAAGGACATCCGCGTCCCCGATGGCCCTCTGGAGATCGTGCTGAACCATTTTGGTGTGGATAAGGTGGCAGAAGTCACCGGCCGCACACAGCGCGTGGTGCGCAAGCTGGACAAGGATGGCGAGCTGAAAGCGCAACTCGAGTCTCGCGGCCCCGCATCGGCCCGCGCCGATGCCAATGCGTTCATGGCTGACCAAAAGCCGATTCTGGTGTTCTCAGATGCTGGCGGTACCGGCTATTCCTTCCACGCTGATAACACGCAGAAGAACAAGCGCAAGCGCAGCCACTATCTGATTCAGCCTGGCTGGCGTGCGGATAAAGCGGTGCAGGGTTTCGGCCGCACTCACCGTACCAACCAGGCCAGCGCGCCTCACTACTATCTGGCGTCCACCAACGTGCCTTCGCAGAAGCGCTTCCTGTCGGCCATCGCTCGCCGGCTGGATCAGCTGGGCGCTTTGACCAAGGGTCAGCGCGACACTGCCAATCAGGGCATGTTCAGCGAAAAGGACAATCTGGAGTCCATCTATGCGACTCAGGCTGTGCAGCAATTTTTCAAGGATGGCCAGCACCAGCAGCTGGACGGCATCAGCTTCGCGGAGTTTCTGCGCCAGACTGGGCTGGAAAGCATCATTGACGAGGAAACCAATCGCATCGCGGAAGACCGGATGCCCGATACACGCACTTTCCTGAACCGCATGCTGTCCCTCAAGCTGGATATGCAGGAAAAGGTGTTCGATGCCTTCATGCTCCGTATGGAAGAAAAGGTGGAGATGGCTGTGGAGCGCGGCGAGTTCGATGCTGGACTGCAGACGATTCGCGCTCTGGAATCCCGTGTGGTGGCAGATGATCTGGCTTACACCGACCCTCGCTCAGGTGCTGAGACGCGCCTGGTCGAGCTGGAGCTGACCCAGCCGACCACCATCTACCCATTCCCGCACTCCCTGCAAAAGGCTGAGTACGTGGTGAATGTGAAGTCGGGCAAGGTCTATGCAAAGACTCTGGTGGGCAAGTCAACGACCAAGGAAGGTGCGGTTGTCGATCGCTTTCGCTTCTACGGCACGGGCAGCGTCCAGTCGAAGACCGCCCCAGAGATTGCCAAGGCCTTCCGTGGCTCGACCAAGGCCGAGGCCATGAAGCTTTGGGCTGCTGAAAACGAGGCCCGCCCCAAGACCTACACCGAGCGCAAGCACATGATCGTCGGTGCGATGCTTCCGATCTGGGATCGTTTGAAGACGGACGGCTCCATTCAGGTGGCACGTACTATGACTGTGGACGGCAGCCGCCTGCTGGGCCGCGTGATCGACAAGAAGAGCCTGCCCGATGTGCGTAAGCGCCTGAATGTGTCCTCGGCTGCATCCAAGATGAGTCCGGCCCAGGTGATGGCACAGATCCTCAAGGGGGACAAGGCTGAATTGGCCAATGGCTGGTCATTGGAACGCGCTCGCGTTTCGGACGACCTGCGTATTGAGTTGAAGAACCCCAGCGGCGGCTATATCAGCCCAGCGGTGCGCGCCGACCTGGTGGGCATCGGTTTGGTGAGCGAGCGTATCAGCTGGGCTGAGCGCCTGTTTGTGCCGACAGGTGCGGCAGGCGTTCCGGTGCTGGAGCGCTTGACCAAGAACCGCCCCGTGGTCGATCTGCAAGGCGAGCAAGATACTTCCGAGGCGCATTTCGGTGCTGGCCAAGGTGCTAAGGTCGGAAGCCGTACCGACCGGGCCGTGATGGACATGGTGCGCGAGGGCAAGTCCGCAGCTGACATCTTGGGGCTGATTGCTTCCACTTCCAAGACACCATTCAATCGCAAACTGTCGGCCCTTCTGGTGAAGGCTGGCGCTGCACCACGCATCAGCATGGGCGGCGATATGGGCGCGGATGGCGGCTTCAATTTCCTGGCCAAGTACAGCCGAAAGCTCGAAGAGCTGACTTTGAGCGAGGGTGCAGCAAGTCGCGCCGAGCAGATTTTCCTGCACGAAATGACGCACGCCGCCACTCTCAAGAGCCTTGACCGCAAGGGCATCGCCTCTTTGCAGATGCGCAAGTTATATGAGCATGTGAAAAAGCAGGGCGGGGCTGCTGGTGCTTACGGCATGAAGAATGTTGGAGAATTCGTTGCCGAAGCGTTCACTAACCCGGAGTTCCAGCGTGCGCTGCGGGCCATGAAAGCGCCGGCTGGCAGCTCTCTCCAAAACGCTTGGGACGCGTTCGTGCGTATTCTCAAGGCTGTGCTGGGGCTGCCGGCCAAGTCCGAGGATGCCTTGTCACGCGCCCTTGAGCTGGGTGTACTGGTCATGCGTGAGGATAGGGCGCTGCGCCAGGCCAGCCAGAAAGATCGCGCCACGCAATCGAGCGTGCGCCAATTCTTGGACGGCAATGCCGTGGCCAGCATGCGAGGCGACGAGGTTCCCCGCCTGGGCGGCCAGGCCCTTGTGGTCAACTGGGCTGCCAAGCACTTCGAGTCCGCGACCAAGGACGGTGCAGTCGTGCATCCTGAACTGGGCCAAATCAAGCTGGATCGCCGCAGCGCCAAGGACTCTCTGAGCCATGGCTATGGCAAAGACAAAGTACAGGCACTGTATCTGTTGCCCGAGGTTTTGCCGAAGGCGCGAGTCCTGCATACCGAATCCCGCAAGGAAGGTCAGACAGGCTATGTACTGGGAGCGCCTGTGGAGATTGGTGGCAAAGCATATGTCGCCGCCATGGTCGTGACCCAGCATGAGGGCCGTACAGGCTTGTATGTGCACGAGGTTGTGCTCAGAGAAAAGCTCCAGGGTGCCATCAATACCGGTGCTCCTGCACAAAGCCAAGGCGACATTGCGCAGTCCTCGCGGGGCAACCCTGGAGCCATTCGCAGTGTGCTTGAGCGCATCTACGCTGTCAATCCCGATGGCAACGCAGACGATGTGGCACATTTCGGGGTGAGCGATGCGGCCGAGGCTGCCAAGAACATTGGGCAAGGCCTCAAGGCAATTACGGCCACGGATGTGAAGAAGGCCGGTAGCCACAAGCTGACCGACTGGCTCAAGCTGGGCCTGCAGTTCATGGGCCGTCGCCAGTTGGTGGATATTTACGGCGACACCATCCCCATGGCTGAGTATGACCGTCTGGTGGCTCAGATGGAAGCGGACAAGAACGATGTGGGCGCTGAGGCTGACAACCTGGCTACGCGCTGGGGCAAGCTCAAGGACGAGGTTCAACTGTCTGAGTTGATGCATGACGCCACTTTGGCCGAGATCGATGCAGACAGCAGCAAGGAGTATGTCGAAGGAGATGACAAGGCCCAGAGTGCCGCTCTCAAGCGCCGCTTTAGTGCTCTTTCGCCGGAGGCAAAGGCCGTGTACCGGGAGGCCCGTGACCACTACCGTGAGCATCACAAGCAGGTGCGCAATGCCATCCGTGAGCGGATCATGCGCGCCGAACTCAGCAGCAAGAAGCGCCAGGAGCTGCTGGAGAAGATGGACGCTGATTTCTTCGGCTATGTGAAGGGGGTGTATTTCCCTCTGGCTCGCTTCGGCCAGTACGTGGTGGCTACCAAAGATCAGGACGGCAAGGTGATCAGCGTGTCTCGTGCCGAAACCATGACCGAGGCCGAGCGCATGCGCGATGAAATGCGCAAGGCTTTCCCGGCCGCCAAGGGTTTCAATGTGGGCCGCGTAACGCTGAGCAAGGACTTTGTGGCAACCCATGACATGGTGGGACGCGGCTTTATGTCCGAAGTTTTCGCAGCTCTGGACAAGCACGAGATCCCCGCCGACAAGCGCGCCGAGCTTGAAGACACGTTGGGTCAGCTGTACCTCTCGTCGTTGCCGGATCTCTCCTGGGCAAAGCATGGCATCCACCGCAAGGGAACGCCGGGCTTTAGCCAGGACGCCCGTCGAGCGTTTGCACAAAACTCCTTCCACGGTGCTCGCTATTTGGCAAAGCTCCGCTACAGCGACCTGATGGCCGACGAGTTGGACAATATGCAAAAGCATGTGGATACCATGGGAGCGTTCAAGGATGACTTTGATCAACCCAAGGCTCAGCGTGTGGTCGATGAAATGCAGAAGCGTCACGACCAACTGATGAACCCCAAGACCAACTCGCTTTCCACGGCGCTGACCAGCTTCGGCTTTATCTTCCATCTGGGGCTCTCGCCCGCCGCCGCCATGGTCAACTTGTCCCAGACTGCGCTGGTGGCCTACCCGGTGATGGGCGCAAAGTGGGGCTTTCAGAAGTCGGCAGCTGCGCTGCTGCGCGCATCTAATGAGTCGGTCAAGGGCAAAAACGACATTCGCACGCAGCTCAAGGACAAGGACGAGCTAGCCGCGTATGACGAGGCAGTGCGATCCGGTGTGATCGATGTGACCATGGCTCATGATCTGGCCGGCATTGCCCAAGGGGAGGATGCGGGCGTAATGTGGAAGTTGCGACCTGTGATGCGCGCCGCATCTTTCCTGTTCCACCACGCCGAACGTTTCAACCGCCAAGCTACCTTCATTGCGGCCTATCGCCTTGCCCGCGACGCCGGTAGTGACCACTACAAGGCTTATGAGGAAGCAGTGAAGGCTACCTATGACGGTCATTTTGACTATGGATCTGCCAACCGCCCGCGCTTGATGCAGGGCAATGTGGCCCGTGTGGTGCTGCTGTTCAAGCAGTTCGCGCAAAACATGATCTATACGCTGGGCCGCAATGCCTACCTGGCCGCCAAGGGTGACAAGCAGGCACTCAAGACCTTCGCCGGTGTGATCACCATGCATGCGGCCGGGGCCGGTGTGCTGGGTCTACCGTTGGTGGGGCCGTTGCTGGCGCTGGCATCTGCCTTGGGTGGGGACGACGACGATCCATGGGATGCCGAGATCGCGCTGCGCAATATGATGGCCGATGTGTTTGGTCAGCAGGTGTCGGAAGTGATCGCTAAGGGCTTCTCGCGCTTGACTCCTTGGGATATTTCGGGACGCATCGGGCTTGATAACCTGATCTTCCCTGATATTCGTGAGGGGCTGGAGGGCAAGATGTGGGCGCAGGAGATGGCGACTGGTCTGCTGGGCCCCGTGGTCGGCATTGGTATCAATGGCGCCCGCGGCGCTCAACTGCTGGCTGACGGTGATTTCATGCGTGGACTGGAAAGCATGATGCCGGTTGTGCCACGCAATGCCATCAAGTCGGCCCGCTTCTTGCAAGAAGGCGCCAAGGACTCCACTGGTATCACGATCAAGGACGATGTGAGTGCTTTGGGTATTGCCGGCCAACTGGTGGGCTTTTCGCCCTCGGAAGTCCGCCTGGCCTTTGAAGGGCGTAGTGCTGTCATGAATTCGGATCGTCGCTTGAACGTGCGCCGGGCCGAGCTGCTCGGCCAGTTCTCGCATGCGGTCATGAAAAAGGACAGCGAAGCTCAGGCCGAGGCGCGCGAGGAAATCAAGGCTTTCAACGAGAAGAACCCTGGCCGCCGTATCACCAGCCCTCAAATGTGGCAGAGCGTGCGTGCGCGCCAGCGCCGCATCGATCAAGCGCAGGATGGGGTGTATCTACCTCGCAATCGACGCGACGCCATGGATGCGGGTGGTTTCGCCTTCTAGCTCTATGCGGGGGCATTTGCCCCTGCATAGTGTTAAGAGAAATCGCGTTCATCTTGCACATTTCCTGCAACTTCAGGAGATTTGCCATGGCCAACAAGTTCTACCCCAAGGGCGCGCAGAAGCTGCTTAGCGGCGCCATCAATTTCAGCGCCGACACCATCAAGGCCGTGCTGGTGCCTGCGGCCTATGTCTACAGCGACACCCACGAATTCCTCTCCGACCTGGGCGCGGTCGTGGGTGCGGCTGTGGAGCTGCAGAACAAGGTTGTGACAGGCGGCGTCTTTGATGCCGACGACATTTCCTTCGGGGCGGTGGCTGCCGGCAGCACGGTCAAGGCCATTGCGCTTTTTAAGGACACGGGCAGCGCGGCCACTTCTCCTTTGCTGGCTTACTACGATGCGGTCACGGGCTTCCCGTTCAGCACGAATGGTGGCGAGGTGTCCATTCCGTGGTCCGATGGCCCAGCCAAGATCCTCTCGCTGGTGTAAGGAGCAGTCATGCTCCGCGAGACCTATTTCAACAATGCCGGCTTTGTGCTGGCGCAAAGTGTCCTGGCTGCGTCCACGACCCTCCAGTCAACCACGGGTCTGGAGGCGTCGGGCTTTCTCGGGATGCAAGGCCGATTCAACGTCCTTTCGTATGCGCGAGTAACGATCTCCAATCCCAATCAGCGGGAGGCGGTGGAAATCGCGTTCATTCTGACAATGAACGAGGTGGACAATACCGTGCAAGTCATGCGCGGGCAGGAGGGGACGACTGCTTTCAATTGGGATGCCGGCTCCAAAGTGGACTGCCGGGTGACTGCTGGTTTGCTCGACGGTGCGCGCGCCAATATCGCGTCCAGCGCTCGGACATTCGCCACATCAATCGGGTTCAGTGAGAACTTCAAGGCGCTGAACTACAGCCTGCAGGGCAAAAAGGGCTTTGAGCTCATCCCCAATTCATGGGGAATAGGCGGAGTGCCGGCATTGGCGCAATCTGGCGGTGACGATGCCGCTCAAAAGTTCTTTTCATCCTCCGTAGAGGGGGTGGGTGACTCTGTGGCGGTCGAGTTGGGTGTGGCTCCCGACTACGACAGCAATCAGGTTTACTACCCCGGCGCCATCGTCAGAAACCCAGAAGCCCCCCATCAGCTGTTTGCAGCGGGCCGCTCCACGTTGCTGGGTGAGCCCAAGCCTGCACTCGGCCAAGGCAATTGGACTGAGGTGGCGGTGGATGCAGATGGCGGCATTTTCAGGATCGGTTTTTTGTCCGGGATGGATGACCCGGATGTGTGGCTCTATCCGAGCGAAATCGGGTTTATCTGCGAAGCGCACTCCGCCGCCAGCGTGCCCACGGTTTCGGTGGGGGCGCTGAATGCAGCTGGTGCCGTTATCAGCAAGACCAACCTGGTGAATGCTGCCGCCTTGACGGGCATCGATGGCAGCCATCAGCGCATTGTGTTGGCGACCAACATCCGGCAGGGTGTCAAGGGACTGATCTTCTCGCTGGATGCTGCCGCCACTGGTGGATCGTTCAGAGGGCGCTTTTACTGGAAAGGGCTTTTTGTCTGCACCAACACGGCTGCCGGCTGGCCAGCGGAATACGGGCCGCCACAGGGCTGATGGGTAAAGCGCATGGCATACCCAGTCATCAATCAGGAGCCTATCAACGGCGCAGCTGCTGCTGGCGACAGCGGCATGCGCGTGCAAAGTCTGCAGCCGGTGCGCTTCGGGACTCCAAGCCTGGATCAGGGCGGCGGCCTTGATCGGGAATTCACGCCGGACAGCCTGATCCCAACCAGCTGGGGGAGCCCCGGGCTGGTGCTGATTCTGAGTGCGCAGAGCCTGCAGCCTGTGCAGTTCGGCACACCGCGGCTCAATGGCCAGGAGATGCGCCCCGAGAGCCTGGTGCCGGCGCGCTTTGGTACGCCCGAAGCGCGCTTCGGCATGCCCCCTGGCGAGGTGACACTGCAGGCCCAGAGCCTGCGCCCGGTGACTTTCGGCCGCCCATCGCTGCAGGCGGTTCTTCAAGTCGGCCCCGCTCCCAGCCTGACGCCAGCGCGCTTCGGCCAGCCCCGGCTTTCCATGGGCCTGCGTGTACAGAGTCTGCAGCCAGCGGGCTTTGGCGCGCCAGCACTGGTCACTTTTGCGCATGTGGATTCGCTGCGGCCCGCGCGCTTTGGCGAGCCTTCGCTGCAGCTGGGCTTTGGCGTGGCGGGGCTGCAGGTCGGGCACTTTGGCAGCCCGCGCGTGCAGCTCGCTGGTCTGTCATTCACTCCCGAGAGCCTGCAGCCGGTGAACTTTGGCAGCCCGGCGCTGGGCGGCATGGCGATGCGCGCCAGAACACTGTGCCCGGTTCGGTTCGGGCGCCCCACATTGGATAGAGGAACGGCATGCTGACCTATAAAGGCTTTACTGGCATCAACAATGTGCTGCCCGAGCACCGCATGGGCAGCGGCGATCTGCTGCTGGCGCAGGATGTGGACATCGGCCTGACAGGGGAGGTCACGCGCCGCGCGGGGCTGACCGTGGCTTCCGAGCAGTGCCACAAGAACCTGCATCAGGCCCACAGCTTCATGCTGGCGACCTGTGGCAGCGCCCTGACGGCGATTCATCCCGATGGTGCACACCATGTGATTCACCCGGCGCTGGGCTCTGACCGGGTCTGGTACTGCGATCTGCCTGATGGCCGCACTACCTATAGCAATGGGCTGATTCATGGCGTGACGGACGGACGCGCAGGCGTGGAGCGCAGCGTGGCCGTGCCCGATTCGCTGGGCCTGCCCGATCAGTGCTTCGGTGCGTTGCACCCTGGCCAGTACCGCTACACCCTGAGTTTTGTGCGCCTGGCGGACCGGCTGGAAGGCCCTGCCATCAGCTCCGAGCCGTTGATGCTGGCTCAGGGCGGCCTGCGTCTGGACGCGCTGCCCGAGCTGGAGGGCCATGCGGTCAATGTCTATCTGAGCGGCAAGGACGGGGAGGGCGCCTATCTTGCAGGCACGGCCTTGGGCTCAAGCTTTGAATTCACGGGCGACAACACGGCGCTTGTATTGCCCTGCCGAACGCTGGGGGCCGAGCCCTTCCCGGTGGGAACGGTCACAGCCTTCTGGCGCGGGCGGGTGCTGGTGGCGCAGGGCAATGTGCTGTGGGCTTCGCGCCCCATGTCGCCGCATCTGTCGGACTGGCGCGACTTCAAGCCCTTGCCCGCGCCGATCACGGCCATCCAGCCGGTGGAGGATGGGGTGTATGTGGGTACCGAGCAGGATCTGGTGTTTCTGGCGGGTACGGAATGGGAGCAACTGGCCTATGTGCCCACCAAGCGCGGCCCGGTGGTGCTGGGCTCCGGCGTGTCGGCGTCAGGGCACCGCATCAAGCTGGGCGATGGCACGGGCGGCGGCCAGGCCATGCTGTGCATTGCAGGCGGCGAGGTGGTGGCCGGCTTTGCCGGTGGACAGACTGCCAGCCTGACCGCTGATCGCTACCGCACCGCGGTCAAGGAGGTGTGCGCTACCTTCCGTGAGGTGAATGGTATTCCTCAGTATCTGGCGGTGCACCAATGAATTTGTGGAACCCGTTTGCCTTCGATGTGCTGGGCCGACCCGTGGCGGCGGCCGCGCCGCCGGCGCTGCGCGTGGAGGGCGGACAGGCCAGCACCGAGCAGCGGGCGATGGCGCAGCAGGTCTTTGCGCGCTATGTGAGCCATGCCCGTCTGTCCCAGGCGCCCAACCCCACGCAGCTGGGCAAGCTGGCGGACGGCACGGCTTACCGCATTGTCTCGGTGGCCGGGCAGCACATCATGCAGATCTGGCCGGCGCAGAGCAGCCGCCGCGTCAAGGTGGATAGCGGGATTCTGTTCTCCCAGATGCAGTCGGGTGAGATCTGGCTGCTGGTCAACGAACTGGTGGATGGCCGGCCTTCGGCCAAATGGGGGTTTCGCAATATTGCGCAGGAGTACAGCGCGCCCGAGAAGTCAGATATTTTTGCCCTGCAGGGGATGACGGACCGGGCTATCGCTGCGCCTGGGGGCTGGGGCTATTCCTATGCCACGCAGGGGCTGGGCCGCTATGGCTACTTGAACGTTTTCACGCCGCTGAGCACGGGCAACTATCCGGGCGAGCTGATGCATGTCTCTCCCGGTGGCGCCGCAATCTTTGTGAACACATCGGTGTCGAGCGCCAGGGCAATGAGGCAGTCGGTGCTCAAGAAGGGCGTGAGTGACTTGAGTCCAGCGCCTTTTGGCGCCAACGCGCAAACCACGGTTATCAAGCAGGAAGTGGCGGCTGAGAGCCAGGATCTGTCGGTCGATACGCCCGGGTTTATCGACCTGGTGGATCTGTTTCCGCTGCCGAACCCGGATGAGCGTCAGTTCCATGTCGTTTCGCCCAACGGCAAATACCTTGCTGTGGTGGTTGAGAGGTATGCGGGACGGCGCTCCACCATCGTGGGCCCGCTTGTCTATGCACCGGACTATTTCGAGATCAAGTGGGATATGTGGCCCTACGTCAGCTATTCGCGGGGGGATAGCGTCAATCTGTACTTGCAGCTCACGCCCAACAATGCGCGGCCGGCCGAGTATGAGGAGACGGAGCAGATCGTCAAGGCATTCAGGGCCGGCAGCGCAGGGTATGAGCCCGCTGCGGATGTGCTGCTCCCCGTCACGCCCAGCGTGTTCACGCCCACGATTTCTCGGGTCGTCAACAACGTGGTGCAGGCGGCCTTTCATGCCGGCTTTCATGTGGTGCAGCAATACTGGCCGCATCCGCACCTGATCAGCAGTGTCAGCCTGATCGAGGACAACGGTGGGGCCAATAACGTGTACCAGGTGTCGGCCACGCACTCCACTACGAACAGCTACCAGCTGCGCAAGTCCAGCGAGCGTACAACCAGGCACTTGGTCGGTATCACCGACAGCGGTGAGCTGATGACCCAGGACGATAACGTCAGCCTCGTTTACGAGGTGGACTACAGCCGGCCCACATCGTCCAGCGTCGTGGCCCTCACTCAGCAAGAGCACCCGCCCAAGGTCGGAGTGGAGCTCGTCATGGGCATGCCCAGCGTCAATGTCAGCTCCGGCAGCTTTGAGGCGAAGTTCAAGTACCACGCCAAGAGTCTGCGCAAATACAGCCACGGCCCCGAGCTCGTCATCAGCGAAAGCTATGTGGAAGGGGTCAAGAGCGGGACGTTCTTTGAAGACCTGATACCCGTCGAAAGGGTGCGCAATGGCAGCGCGCAGGTGCAGTACACCTCGCGGGTCGTGGGTCGCCGGGTGCTGCTGCAGCGTCTTGCGGATGGGCTGCTGGTGTACTACGTGCACTCGGCCGAGCTGAGTCACCAATCTTCTTCGGCTTATTCGCAGCAGACGAGTACGGAGTCGCCCTCGACCGCCATCCCCGTTCTTCATGCACGGATGCATATTTGGTACCGGGGCGTGGAAACGACTTTCCCCATGGAACCCAGCGGCGCTGGCTATGCCGGCTATGCCAACCTGGGCACCAATATTACCGAGCGGGGTGAAAGCCTGCGCCCCTCTGAGAACCTGTTGGGGGACACGGAGCCCATCGGTAGCTGGGATGTGAACTATGCCGCCCTGTCCGACTTTATTGCGACCAATGTGGACAGCGTTGTGGCGCCTTTGTCCATCAACAACTTGTTTGCCTCGGCTGTCTGTGCGAAGTGCCCGCAAACACAAGGAATGCTGCTGGAGATCTCGGTCGGCAATTTTCCAGACCAGCAAATCCGGCGCTTCCTGGTGGATCCAGTGGCCGGGGTCAGAGAGGCTGAGTCCGTCTTGCCGTGGCCGCAAGCCGCCCGCAATGCTCCATTGTTTTACCCGTTCTGAGAGTCCCCATGACTGCAATTACCGTCAACACCCTCACCGGCGCTGTGTCCGAATACACGCGCCACGACTTCCAGAGCATCACGCCAAACCATGGCGGCAGCGCCTCGGGTCTGTATGCCTTTGGCGGGGACACGGATGCCGGCTTGCCGATTCAGTCCTCGCTGCGCCTGCCCGTCACGCTGCGCGAGAACACGCTCAAGCAGCAGATTGCCATGGTCTATCTGTCCATGCAGGGGCAGGGCGAAGCTGAGTTCACGGTCTTCGGCCCGGGCGGGCAGGCATGGTCCTATCCGTTTCCACTGCGCGACAGCGGCCAGACGCGCTGCCCGGTGGGCAAGGGCATCCGAGAAAACTATCTGGGCTTCGGCCTGAGTACCCCCGCTGGGCAGGCCTTCACGCTCGATCGCGTGGAAGTGCTGAGCGTGAAATCCAAGACACGGAGAGTTTGAGATGGCAGAGTTTGACTTCAACGGCCCGGCCGAGATTGTTCAGGACAAGTATGAGCGCTCCATCGACCTGGCGAACCAGGCCTTGAGCGAAACCAAGTCCATGCAGGATGCGCTCAATGCAAGCATCTACACGCCGCCAACGATCAGTGTGCGCTGGGGCACGATTGCCGCGCCCAACTTGCCGGATCTGCCAGACTTGCCCGAGCTGCCGCAGGTGGGCTTCACCACGCCCGGTGATATGCCTGCCGCGCTGGATCTTGGCAGTCTGCCGGATGTGGAGGTGGTCGGCTTCGACCTGCAGCCGCCGGCCATGGACTTTGGCGTGGCGCCTGATCTGGTGATTGGTCAGGCGCCGGCCTTGCCCCAGATGCGGGAGGTGGCCATCCCCGATGCGCCGGATGTGAGCTTGCCTGATGCGCCCGAATTCCTCTCGCTGACCACGCACAGCTTTGGCGGGGTGAATCTGCACGAGGACTGGCTGGACAGGCTGGACGATGTGCCAGAGCTGCAGCTGCTGGAGCCCGCGCCCTTTGAATTCAAGCGCGCGCCTGGCTATGCCTCGGAGCTGATGGGCAACCTCAAGGCCATCCTGGCTGCGCGCATTCAGGGCGGCACGGGCCTGAATCCCGTGGTGGAGCAGGCCATCTGGGATCGATCGCGCGACCGCGAAACCCAGATTGCGCTGGCGCGAGAGCGCGAGGTGATGCGCGGCGCCGAGGCGCTGGGGTTCCCGCTGCCGTCCGGGGTGCTGGCCGGTCAGCTGGCCTATGCCCGCCGCGAGTACCACGACAAGCTCTCGGGCCTGGCCCGTGACATTGCGATCAAGCAGGCCGAGCTGGAGCAATCGAACGTCAAGGATGCGATCACCCAGGGGCTGGCACTGGAGGGGCAGTTGATGGATCAGGCCTTGCAGCTGGATCGCCTGTCCTTTGATGCGGCCAAGACGGCGGCCGATCACAGCATTGCCGCGCACAATGCAGCGCTGGAGCGCTTCAAGGCACTGCTGGACGGCTACCGCACTTATGCCATGGCCTACGAAACCGTCATCAAGGCGGAAATGAATAAGGTCGAGGTCTACAAGGCGCTGCTCCAGGCAGAGCAGACCAAGGCCGACATCAACCAGTCGCTGGTGGCGCGCTACAAGGCAGAGATTGATGGAAGCATGGCGTCCGTGGAGATCTACAAGGCCCGCGTGCAGGCGGCGCAGACGCTGGTGGGGCTGGAGCAGACCCGCATTCAAGCCGGTGGCGAGCAGATTCGCGCCTTTGTGGCGACCATCAACGCCGAGACTTCCAAGGTGGAGCTCTACAAGGCCCGCGCCCAGGCCGAGGCCACCAAGCAGGATGCCTACAAGTCCCAGGTGCAGGCCTATGGCGCGTATACCGGCGCCCAGGCCGAGCGCGCCCGCGTGGCAATAGCCCAGGCCCAGGCCAAGATTGCGGCCAAGGAGCTGGAGTGGAGCGGCTGGAAGGCCAAGCTGTCCGCCGAGGTGGCCAAGATGGACGCGGCGGCCAAACAGTCGGCCATTCTGGTGGACGGCTACCGGGTCGGTGCCAACGCCATTGAGGCCAAGGCTGCAAGCTATGCGCGCCGCTGGGAAGCGGAGATCAAGCAGTACGAGGCCGGCTCCAACATCAGCCTGCAGACGGCCAAGATCAACACCGATGTGGCGATCCAGACGAACAATGCGCGCCTGGAGGCGGCGAAGATTGGCCTCGCGACGGCATCGCAGCGCGTGGCCAGCGCCTGGAGCATGGTCAGCACTTCTGCTGCAATCAGCGGTTCTGTCAGCCAGAGCGTCTGATTGGTGAAGCGGCCGGCCCCCGTGTAGGGTTCGACAGTTCGGCGGGGCGGCAACACACTGCCGCCCATGTCTGCCCACAAATACAAACTTGAAATCGACCAAGGGGCCACGTTCGACAAGACCATTACTTGGAAGACGGGCACTAAGGCCAATGCTGTGCCCGTGGATCTGACCGGCTGCAAGGCTCGCTCTCAGTTTCGTGAAGCCGTGGAGAGTGAAGCGGTGCTACTGGAGCTGACCACGGAGAACGGGCGCATCAAGCTGGGTGGCCCGACAGGCGAGATCCGCATTCTGATCAGTGCTACGGATACGGCCTCGATTGGCTGGACTTCTTGCGTCTATGACTTGGAAATCGAATTCCCAGATGGCACGGTGGTGCGGCGCATAGCCGGCTCAGTGGTGGTTTCGCCGGAGGTGACTCGTGACTGATCTGCTGGAAATCCCCCAAGAGCACTTGCTGCTGGAACAGGTGCAGACCCTTGTGCTGCTGGAGCCCAAAGGCAGCGACGACATTGTGGAGGTACCAGTCGAGCAGCTCGAGGTGCTTGAGGTGCTTGAGGACAACACCCTGCTGGAGACGGTGCAGGAGTTGGTGCTGCTGACCGAGTGCCAGCAGGGGCCGCCTGGGCCTCCCGGTGTTCCTGGCCCAGCAGGCGGTCAAGTGCTGCAGCGCATGGCAGGCATGGATACAAGTGCGCTTCTCGTGGTCTACGAAGACCTGTTCGGCGCTGTCTGGCCGGCTGATCCTGATGTGGAAAGCGATGTGCTGGCGTTGCTCGGCGTGACGGTGAGCGCGGCCGTGGCCGGTCAGCCCGTCAACGTGCAGCGCATGGGTTCCATCGATGACGCGGCCTGGCAGCTCCAGCCTGGCAAGCGCGTATTTCTGGGTAGGCAGGGGCAGCTGACACAGGAGCCGCCGCTGGGTGGTTATGACGTTCTGATCGGCACGGCCATCACCTCGACCCGACTGCTTCTCAATATTCAAGACCCCATAGAACTGGAGTAAGCCATGGCTACACAGCCCACCCAAGGATTTTTGGCCCGCGTGTCGGGCAAGACCAAGCAACTGTTTGGCCTGGCCGTTTCTGCCGGCGCGGCGGATGCTGGCAAGCTGGTTGCGACCGACTCGACCGGCAAGCTGGATATGAGCCTGATGCCCGTGGGTATCGGTGCCAACACCATCATTGCACCAGCCAGTGAGGCCATTGGCGCGGGTAAGTTCGTCAATTTTTATAGCAATGCAGGCGCCATGAATGTGCGCTTGGCCGACAATAGCAATGGTCGGCCGGCGGACGGCTATCTGAAGGATGCCGTTGCCAATGCTGCCGCGGCCACGGTCTACCCGCTGGACACCACCAATACTGCGCTCACGGGGCTGACCCCTGGCGCGCGCTACTGGCTGGGCACTGCGGGCGGTGTGATTTCAGCAGCGCTCGACTCCACGGATACGGCCAATGTAGGCAAACTCTGCCAGGAGCTGGGCGTTGCCAAGAGCGCCACCGAGCTGGTGACAGACGACCTGGGCTACATCACGCTGTAATGGTAAACCGCCGACCATTGGCCCGAGTGAGCGGGCGCACCCGTCAGCTCCCCGCCGGTGATCAACTGGATTCGGCGGTGCTGGCCAATGCCATCGCGGTGGTGCTCACAGAGCTGGTCACCAGTGACAAGTCGGCTGTCGCTGCCACCGATACGGTGCTGCAGGCCATTGGCAAGCTGCAGGCCCAGGCCTCTCTGGCGCTGACTGTAGACCATATAGGCGCGGCGCCGAACCAGATCCCGGCCGTGACGCATCTGGGCGCGCTGGCCTTTGTCGATCAAGTCGGGGCCACCATGGTTCTGAGGCATACGCCGGCATCCAGCCCCGGGCATTGGTGGCGGGAGTACATCAGCGACACCCAGACCACTATCAAGTTCCACGGGTTCGACAACACGGTGCGGACTGTCTCTGAGGTCGGGCCACAGGGCCCCCAGGGGGCGACAGGGCCAGTTGGCCCCACTGGAGCCACAGGTGCCACCGGGCCGGAAGGGCCAGCCGGGCCAGCAGGAGCGGCAGGGGCAACCGGTGCGGCTGGTCCCCAAGGCCCAAAAGGGGATACCGGGGCCACGGGTTCTCAGGGGCCGAAGGGAGACAAGGGTGATACCGGTGCCCAAGGTGTGCAGGGCATCCAAGGCCCAAAAGGGGATACAGGCGCAACTGGCCCCCAGGGCGCAAAGGGCGACACCGGGACTTTTGACACCGGACAGGTCGGCAGTGCCCCAAATCAGTTGCCCGCTGGCGCGCACCTCGGCGCCATGGCTTTTATGGATGAGGTCGGCACGACCATGGTTTATCAGCACAGCCCTGATCAGCAGCTGAATGCGGTGTGGCGCGAACGGGTCAGTAATACCGAAACAACTTTGAAATACAGGGGCAGCGATGGCGTGATTCGCAGCCGTCAGGAGCTTTGGACATGAGTGTCATCGCCGGACTTCCAGATATTCGCCCCAGTCTGCTGCTGGATTTTGCCAACAGCCGCAGGGTCGATCCGCGAATACAGTTTACGCGTGCCAGCACGGCCACCTGCTTTGGTCCAGATGGTGTGTTGCGCACCGTAGGGAAAGGAATTCCGCGTATTGATTTCGACCCGGCGACAGGGGCATGTCTCGGGCTTCTCATTGAAGAGTCTAGGACAAACCTGATTCTCCAAAGCACAGGAGACTCTGCTAAAGCACCTTGGAATAAAGGTGTGAACCTGACTCGTGTAGGTAACGCTCTTGCCCCAGATGGTACAAATACCGCGACGACCTACACGCCCGCTGCTGTAGGCAATGCCTATATTGGTCAATCTCACCAAAGAGCTGCAAATACAACATATGCAGTAAGTTGTTACGCAAGGATTCGATCAGGGAACGTTCCTACTGGCGGGGGGATTATTACCATTGATTACGACGCTAACGGAAATACTGGAGACTTAGAGCGCATTATTTTGCCATTTGAGGGTTCAGGTATTTCCTCGGAGTGGAAGAGGTTCTCTCTAACATTTACTAACGTTTCAGCGTATACAGCTAGTACATACTTTTGCACTGACTTTAACCCAGGTACTGAAATAGATCTGTGGGGCTGTCAGTTAGAAGTTGGAAACTTTCCTACAAGCTATATTCCAACAACCACTTCTGAAGCCACTCGTGCAGCAGACTACGCAGTAATGCGTGACTCTGATTTCAGCAGTTGGTATAGGTCAGATCGTGGGACTTTTTTGGTTGAAGCATCGTGTTATACAGCTCGTCCTTCTGGTGCAAGACACACTCTTACATTTACAGATGGCACCGATATGCAGATGGTGGTAAAGATTCCAAGACCGACAGGCCTTACTGGATTCACTGTTACTAAAAATGGTTCTCCTACTGCTGAGCTGTTCGGCAATGATTACGTTGCTAAGACTTTTGTCAAAGTTGCAGCAGCCTACGCCAGGGCTAACTTTGGTTTTGCGGATAACGGTGTGGTAACTGCAAATATGTCAGGAGATATGCCAGTTGGCGTAAATCGTCTTGATATTGGCTCTTACGGTCCTTACTATCAGAATGGGCACATTAAAAGAATTGCTTATTACCCTGTCCGGCTTTCCGATACACAACTTCAAAGGCTCACAGCATGAAGTTTCTTCGCTTTGATTCAGAGTTTGATGCGCGTTCTGCCTTTGCTGATTTCATGCAAGAGGGCGAATGGCCTTCCTATATCGACAAGATTGCGGTCGATGTTGTTGGTATCGTCTACCAGCCAACCGGCGTGATGCTGGAGGACGACATACCTGAAATGGAGCCCACACCTGGGTTTCACATCAACCTGAGCGACAGCATTGCGCAGTTGCAGGCGTTTGAAATAGCACCGCCTTCGACTCCCGCACGGGTGTTTGCGGGCATTGGAGAGCAGGCAGCCCCACGCGTGCCGTCCGAAGTAGCGCGCTGGCAAGCCAAGCTGGTGCTGATGCGAACCCAGGGCCAGAACGGAGCCAACCTCTGGGAGGAGCTGATGAGCATGCGCACGGCCATTCCCGATGGCGAGAACTCTGTCTTGTTGGATGCAGCTCTTCTCGAAGTGCTCAACTGGCGGCGCACCAACCCCACGGTGGAATGGGCTGCCAAGCAACTGGGCTTGAGCAGTGCCCAGGTGGATGAGCTATTCATCGCGGCGGCGGCGCTGGAGCTTTGACACCCCTCTAGGGTTCGACCGCTGAGCCAGCCCCCCGGAAAACTCCGGGGCATGAAAAACCTCTCGCATCAATGCTGGCATTGATGAGAACTCACCAGCAATATTGTGCGCATCGCTCCTTAGCGGCCTCAGTTGACCCTGTATAGGGTTTAGGAATTGCCGCTCTCGCCGCGACGATGCGGGCATGAAAAGAGCACTCGCATCAGTCCTAGCGCTGCTGGGCATCCATCAGCACTTGAGTGCCGAGCAAAAGCAGGATTTAGCCACAGCGGCCTTTCAGGCCACGCCAGGGGCGGTTACTGCAGGTGGTTTTCGCCTTGCGGGCCTCCCTTTGAGTGACTGGCTGGTTATGGCTTCGATCGCCTTTGTGGGTCTGCAGGCGGCCTACCTGGTCTGGAAGTGGCGCCGCGACTACAAGCACGAGCAGGCCCGTCAAGAACTGCGCGAGAGAGCCAAATCGGCTGTTGGGGGTGTGCAATGAGCAAGATCCCATCCGCGTTGCGTAACAGTCTCGGCGCGCTGATGCTGCTCATTGGTATGGGCAGTGGCACCTACTACGTAGATCAAGCCGCTTCGGCCGAAGCCCAAAAGAACCAGTACATCCAAGCGGTAGCTGCTGACCCTGGTGTGTCTGACGCCGTTCGCATTGCCATGGTGATGGGGTCGTACTACGAATCCAGCAATCGCCATATCGGTACTCCCTACATCGACAAGCTGGGCAAGGGGCAGCCCCTGACCGTGTGCAACGGGATCACCGGAGCAGGTGTGATTGCGGGTAGGTGGTACAGCCCGGCCGAGTGCTACCGACTGGAGAAAGGCCGGTACCTGGCCGCCGAGCGCACCGCTATGCGCGTGTTCGTGCACTGGGCCAGCTATGACGACTTCGCCCGGGCCACGTTCATCGACTTCATCCACAACAAGGGTGAAACCAATCTGAGCACCAGCACGCTGCTGCGCAAGGCGAATGCCGGGGATCTTGAAGGATCTTGCCGAGAGAACCCGCGCTGGAGCAAGGGCACGGTCAATGGTGTGCAGACGGTGCTGCCCGGCTTGAAGCTGCGCGGCGAGGCCAACGATGAGATTTGCCGCCTTTGGCGCGTGCCCCTCCAACCAACCAACCTAGGGAAATGACATGAAAAAGATTGCTGACTATCGCATCGTGCGCGGCGGTGACGCCAACGAGCTGCAAGGCAAGGTGCGCGAAGCCCTGATCGCAGGCCTGCAGCCTCTAGGCGCTCCGCTGGTGAACGGCCGCGACCTGATGCAGGCCATGGTCTTGCCGATCGCAGAGCCCGAGCCGCAGACCCTTTCCGCCGCCGCGGCCGAAGCCCAGGAGCAACTGGCAGGCGTGACTGCAGAATCCGCCCCCCAAGTGCTGGTCGCGCTGGAGTCGGCCGTTCAAGACGTTGTTGACCAAGCATGAGGTTCGGTGACGCACTCAAGGCGCTGGAACTCGGCAAGAGCTTGCAGCGCACGGGTTGGAATGGCAAGGGCTTGTTCGTCTATCTGGTGCCAGCAGCCAGCTACCAGGCGCAAACCGGTGCAGCGAGGGAGCACTTTGGCGAAGGTGCCATGGTGCCCTACAACGCCTACTTTGCGATCAAGAACGCGAACGAGACTGTTAGCACCTGGGTTCCCAGTGTGAATGATTGCCTGGCAGATGACTGGGGGGTGGTTGGTTGCGCGGTACCGCCGCACCAGCAGTGCGTTCTGGATGAAAAGCAGGATACGGACATTCGTATCACCAAGCTGGACGAGTTCATTGAGCGCAATCCGGCTTTCCTCGATCTGCCGGTTTCCGAGCGCAGTCGCATGAAACGCCAGCTCGATGTGATGCAGGAGCTGTCCACCATCCTGGCCGAGCGCATCGCGGCCTTCTGATTCCCGCCACCAAGGAAACCCAATGAGCAACATCATCAAACCTACCGTTGGCCGTAAGGTCTGGTATCGCCCGTGCAAGGATGACTTGATTGGCCTAGGAGCCATGGCCTGTTCGGCAACCCAGGATGAGCCTGCCCAGGGCCAGCCGCTGGATGCAACCATCATCGCCGTCTGGGGCGATCGCATGGTCAACGTGCTTGTCACCGACGTGATGGGCAAGCAGTTTCCCGTGCTGTCCGTGGATCTGCTGCAGGCCGGCGACGAGCCGCGCAAGGATGTCGATGGAAAGATCGCTGGCCGCTATGTGGAATGGATGCCGTACCAGCAGGGCCAGGCGGCAAAGGCCGAGCTACCCGCAATCCAGCCAAGCGCTGACGCTCTGAGCGCTTCCGCAGGCTTCGCCCGCACCGCTTCCTAAGCCTCCCGGCCCGCACCGGCCGGCTGCCGGATATTGGAGATCCCTGTGAACCTGTCTTTCAACACATCCCCCAAGATGCTCCTATGCATCGCCGCCGCGATTCTGGCGGTCCTGCTGTTCTGCGCTTTCAAGGTGAACACCAACCCCAGCGGAATTGCGCTGACTGGCTTCATCTTCTGCTGCATGGCCCTTGCGGTGTTCGCATTGACTGCCAGGATTGATCTGGTGTTTCGAGCGTTGCTTGAGCAGCTGGAGCCCAAAACGGGCGGCGCAACGGGAGGCACGCTGGGCTCTGTCAATGCCACGCAGCCATACCGCGAGCGTAGCCAACGTGAGGATCTAATTCAATCGCTTGTGCATTCGCTGGCCCCTGGCTTGATCAGCAACAGCTTAATCAACAACATGAAGGCCCCCGACTTGGGCACGTATATCCGGGAAGTGGCAGACAATATTCTGGGCAGTGGGACTCAGACGCCCACAGTGGCTTGTACATGCGGCCCAAATGACGGGTGCAGCAATTGCTATCGCTTGGCCGTCGAACGCTACAAGGCCGGCCTGTCCATTGCCGCTGCGGCCGGACGGGTGACTGTGGGGGATATGGAGCCTCATTTGGCCTCTGTAGGAGTGCAGGCCGACCAACGGGCCGAAGCGGAGATTGTTGCTGCTGGCCTGACTGCACCGCGCGTGACTGCCGAGCAGATCCAAGGGCTGATGGCGAAAATAACGTGGCTCTACGAGCAGCCGGCTGGTACCACCAGCACCCTTGCACATGCCTTCTTGGGTCGCTTCTATCTGGCAACCGGCCACAGCGCATGCGTGAGCCCGGAGAATTTCAATGCCGCCCTGGGCATGAAATATGCGCGTGAGCAGGCAGAAGGCAAGGCACGCGACAAGCTCTGGGAGCATGAAGGCTACGCCCTAGCCAAGTCGCTGCAGGTACTGCCATCGTGAGCCCCATTGTGTTCTACATGATGTGTGACCCATGGTTCTGGTGGAGGCTGGCATGGGAAAGCTGATCCCAGCTTTGGTGCTCGCCATACTGCTGAGCATATTGGGGAACATCTGGCAGGCGAGAACCTATCTTGAGCTGCGCGATGCTTTGACGAGTGCCCGGGCCGAGATTACTCGTTCCAGCGAAGATCTGGCAGGGGCTCAGTCCTTGGCGTCGGCCTGCAGTGATGCCACCGAAGATCTGCGCGAGCTGGCAGACAAGCGCGAGCTTGAAGCCGCGGGGGCGCGCGAGCAGGCGCGTTTGGTGGCTGCTGGGCAGGAGAAACAAGCCGACGCCATCTTGGCCAAGCCAGATCCGGTGCCAGGCGATGCGTGTGCCAGTGCGCAGCTTCTGGTTGACGACTGGCTTCGCCAAAGGACAAAGCCATGAGCAAAGCAGTATTGGCTGTGGCGGCCATTATCTTGGCCGGCTGCCAGAGTACCCCGCCTAAGATTGTGCTGCAGGAGGTCAAGGTGGCTGTCCCGGTCGAATGCAAAGAGCCTGTGCCAGACCGCCCGGCCATGCCGACAGAATCGCTGCAGCCAAGTACTCCGCTACCCATATTCGTGAAGGCCGCTCAAGCGGAAATACATCGGCGTGAAGGTTATGAAATCAAGCTGCTGACCGCTTTGCAGAATTGCAGGAAACCAGTCGGCAAGTAATTAACCGGCAGTTATTCAGCGCCGTATATCAGCCCGGGCAGCAGCGATTTGGATTCGCTACTTTCTATCTGAAATTGTTTGGCGCAAGGGGACTTGCGTCAAATGCGATTTATGAGATCCTGTATGAACCTCAACAACGGAAGGTTCAAAAAGGAATGCGAAAAGTCTCGGGAAATAAGAGGCGCGAACAACGCGCGGTGACGCTGTTCAGGTCACTGGGAGGGGCGAAACGCTCAGCAGGGTGCAAGCTGCCGAGCGGTTCATTTGAAAAAGAGATGTGGAAATCTAAATTCCGTGCCGATGGTACAAAGTTCAAATCACCTGCGCAAGCCAGTGTTGTAAGAACTCCCGGCATTCGCATGCTCAATCGGTATGGCGAGGTGTGGTTTGTGGTCAAGGACATCAGCATCCTGCTCGGCCGCAAGACTGACAGATTCACGTCTTGGCAGTGCATTCCCGAAATGGAACGCGACGTGGATTGGTTTGATCGTGTCGAAGGGCGAAAGCAGTGTTTGAAGATTGTGACACTGACTGGTCTGCCGGTATTGCTGAAGAGCGTCAGCCCCGCCTGGCGTGAGCGAATTCTCGAATGGGCACAGGCAGTGACCGTGGCGGCTGATCAGAATGGAGCCGGCGAGCGAATCACGCTGACTGCTCCAGACCCCATGTAAACGACGCCCCCACAAGGGGCCAGAACCACTTTCCACTTTGGGAGTGGTTCTGTGACGATGTAGTCCTGGGGGCGACCGGGCAGAATCCGTTCAATGGGAAATCCCCAGCGGCCTGGGGTTCTCAGCAGTGTTGGGTGCCAGTCAGCCTCTTGAATAAGGTGTGGGCTTTGGCGGCTCATGGATGTACGGCAACTGCTGAACAAAGGCTTGTGCGTTGAATGCGGGTAGGGCGGGGCCATCCATCCTTGACCTCTGACGCACTAGCCATAGCTGCTCATACTCGGCCAGACCGTGCTCGGTCAGCTTCGTCTCATAGCCGCGCCAGAGTAGCGCATCGCCCAGCACATCGATCACAACAGGATCGACTAAATAATTTTCTGGGGTGATTCGCGTGCCCTTATGGACATACAGGGTGACGCGCCGGAGCGAACGCCGCAGGTTGTTGTTGCTCCCGCTTTCGTGAACCATGCGCAGCTCTCCAATGACGGGCGTTGGCCAGTCTTTGGGAGCCAGGCGCACGCCGGCTCGACGGAGTTCGATAATTTCGCAGAACACTGTGTATTTATACAGCATCCTTGAAGCCCCGCAAATGTACTTCTTGAGGCTGATGTGGCCTACAGGTCGCGGTGTCGTCGGCAGGGGAGTTGGGAAGTGCGCTATTTGTAGTGCAACAGGAGTGCAGCAATACGCAATAGGCTCAATAAAAAATCTTCTAAATCAATGTGGTAGACGAAAGTCTGTCCAGTCCATCATTGGCGCCACCGACATGCGCCACATGCTGCTATCTAGTTGTTTTTTAATGGTTTGTTCGGTGCTCATACTATGAAAAGTGCCTTGTGGTGCACTGAAAATTAACCCTGTCTTACCCCGTTTTTCCGGGTTTTTTGATGCTGAATGCTACATTGGTTCACCACGAATTTCATGGAGCACTGATGGGAACCATCACCCAACGAAAGAGTGCCAAGGGTGTCATATCGTTCCAGCTCAGATCCGTCTGAAGGAAGGCGGATAGCTGACTCTTGCCGAGTCCAAGGCGTTCACCCGGCGTGCTCTTGCCCAGAAATGGTTGCGGAGACGTGAAGCAGAAATCGAGGAGGCCCAAGCGACAGGCCTGCCTGTTCAAGGTCTCGTCACCCTCAAGCAGATACTGCAGGATTATGTCAGCGATGCAAAAGGCATCGTGGCATGGGGGCGGTCCAAGACGGCCGACATCACCCGGCTGCAGAGCCAGGCTGGCGCACCGGGATGCCTGGCACCTGCGTGCCATTGACTTCATCGAGTACGCCAGGTGGCGGGCCCGGCCACAGTGCTCAACGATATCGTCTGGTTGTGCCAGGCCTGCCTGGGCGCCGTGGCGCGCTAGGGCATGCACAAGCTGGTGCAGGAGCTGGACGCTCTGCTGCGGCTCAAGATCATCTCCAAGCAC